GTCGTTCCCGTCGTCGTTCCCGTAGAAAATCTCGTCGTCGTTCCAGATCCCGTTCAAGAAAAAGTACATACATGACTCTAGCTCGATGCAAGTCAGAATTAAAGAAGAAGATTAAAATAAATATGAGAGAATATAATAATGGAAAGTACGCCAATCGTAAACAAGCAATTGCAGTTGCATATTCTCAGATTAAGAAAAAATATCCACAATGTAATGGAAAAATATAAACACACGAACGCAACTAAACCCCACCAACTCAATAGAGCTGACAGGGTTTAGTTGTCCGGTATACCGGAATATTCTTGCACGTATATTACTTTAACACTTGTTCCATACGGGGACAAGTGGTTTGTCGTCGCCATGGAAGAACACATTCGCGTGTTCACCGTTGTTCTTCTCCCAGCAGTGCCACTTGCCATCACGAGAATACTTGCACTGGACTCTGCCATCATTCTCGTGATGGACTAGAGCACCCTTGATATACTTAGCAAAGTGATAGAAGTACTGGCGGTGCTCTGGATCAAATCGCTCCTGGCACATTCCAGAGTTCTCCAGTTCTGCCGGACAAGGACGCATTGCTCGGCTAGTGACCAAACGCCGCTGCTTCTTGTCAGTGAATATACCCCACTCGGTGTCATCACTCTCAAGCTTATTCTCAACGAAACCACGACGCAGCCAAATCTGAACGCTGTTGTTCTCTGTTAGCATCTTTACGTCACATCCGGAACCATGTAGATTTCCCTTGCCGTAGTACTTATTGCCGTTGATAATGTATCCACGGTTGGAAGGAACGTAAGGAAGAACTTCCTCGATACCAGCTCGGGTAATATTCGTTGTGATCTGAGAGTTGCTCATGATTGATATCTAATTAGAATGTTAATTCTTTTTTTTCATTTTTAATCTTATTAGAAAGATTAAAAACATTACCTAAATTTATATATTCATCTAATCAGACTCATCCGTTAGCTCGTCGTCAAGCTCCTCAAGATCAGACTCAGGAAGAGACTTACCCTTCTTCGAAGACTTGCCCTTCTTCTTCGAAACCTTAGCAGGTGCAGGTGCTGACTCATCGGGGTCATTAGCACGCTCGTTGTACTCATTCTGTTCCTGCTCAGAAAGCTCGCTCCAAGTACGGCCAAGCTCCTTAGTCACCTGTTGGCTAGTCCAATCCTCATGTTCCTCCTTCAGACCAGGGCGGATCTCTTGACAATAGAGAATGTATCCAGACTTTCGGCGAGGCTTTGCGGGTGCCTTCTTTGCCTTGGTCTTTTTCTTTGCGGGTGCCTTCTTTGCATTGATCTTTTTCTTGGGGGAATCCTCATCACCCTCAGGATCGACCCAATCAGACTTCTCCTTCTCATAACGATCCTTATCCTTCGTTGCTAGCTTTTCGTATGGCTTGCGATCCTTCTCAGAAAGCTCACGCCAACGCTTACCAAGCTCAGCCGTCACTTCCTTGGTAGAAAGTTCGGACTTCTCATCCTTGAGGACAGCACGCTGATCCTTGCAGAAGAAGATGTAAGCAGTAAGACCGCGCTTAGGTCCGGCACGCTTAGACTTTTTCTCTTCAACCTTGCCAACTCCCGGAGGAGGGGTATAATCCTTCATCTCCTCCTCGTAGCGAGTCTTGTCAGCAACAGACAGCTTGGTGTAACGAGCCTTATCCTTATCAGAAAAATCCTCGCGCCATACACGACCGAGTTCCTTGATAATCTCTTTTGCACTCATGTCGGGATTAGCTTCCTTAATCTCATCGCGTTTCTCAACACAAAAATAGATGTAGCTAGACTTACCGCGCTTGGGAGCGTCGGGATCCTTAACCTTCTTGAGTGAAGTCGTCTTTTGGACGGGCATATTAGCCTTCAAAAGGGTAACTAGCTCATCCTGATGAGCTACCATTGCCTGACGGACAGTGTCTTCATTGTCATTATCTCCAACGACATCGACCACAAAGTCAGTGAGGGCCGATAGAATAGATTGCATACGCTTAGGAACAGAATTTGTTGACATATTTCTGTTTTTATTTTTCGATTGAATTTCTTTTTTCATTTTTATTTTTCGATACTTTTCTTCATGTGGATCAGTCTTTATATACTTTTATTTCAAAGGGTATATAAAAGCATAAATTTTCAAATAATTTTACAAATTTTGATTAAGTTAATCTTATCAGTAAAATAGTGAAATCAAACGTAGAAAAACCCCACATGTGACTTAATGGTTGCATGTGGGGTTTTTCTGGTATATTCTATTTCCTGTTCATACGCTACTGGTAATGACTCTAGTCGCGGCGAGGCTTGCCGTCTTTTGACCATGAAATCTTTTCACAGGTCTTAACAAGCATATACCTGTACTCCACAGAACTCAAAGTAATTTCCGTTTGGTACCTCACACATGTAGCACGGATGGATCCACCAGCTAATTGGAAACTTTCGCGAGTCTCCAACGTACATTGTGATATTCTTGTTATTGACACGAGTAGTCATAACTGTTTATTCTTCATAATTTTTTTACCAGCTGGATTCCCGTCTGCAGTTGGTTCGTTACTTGATACCGAAACCGATGTATACTATTGCATAAGATACCATAGATGCGATATAAACAATTACGAATTCTGTGGCAATATCAGAAAATGTTAATTGTATAGTTTTCTTCTTTTTGAGTTTATCTTTGGTAATGATAGAAATAGTAATAATGAGTGATGCGGCAAAGGAAATACCGGCAATTTTTCCCCATATTTCGGGATTTTGTATACGTTCAAGCATTTATTTTAGAACTATATGTTTATAATTTAAACACAAAAGTATAAATATATAGTTCCCAGATCGTCGTACTTTGTATGATGGGAACACACCAGCAAATAAATATAAAGATTCTGAAAAAATGCTCCGTCCAAATCACGTGGAGTCTAAATACAGTGGACTGACAGCCGGGGAATAGACCCGGGGTATTTCCTGTCTAAATGGAATGTTCTTTATTGAGCTGATATTCGAAAGAGTATCAAATCAAAATCTAAGGGGTATAATTTTTTAAACAAATTTCGTGTACCATAAACATAAGCATTATGTTCTGTATCCAAATTAAATAAAGAGGATATTTACGACGTGAGATTGACATACATGTCTGTAACACACCATGAGATGGTGATGAACTCATTGTAGCGGCAATAACACCGTGTGTGAGATCCGAAAATATACTGTTCGGCATACACTCGTACAAAATACCATGGAAAATAAAGACAGTACCTGTTGTTTTGAGCAGAAGAGATGCAAGATTGTCACATTTAATAATCCCTGTTTCGGGGGGTACAAACAATACCTTCGCTGCTGTAAACATGAAGAACGACGTGAACGGCCAGTCAGCTATGAATCTGGTCACAGGGTGTTTGTCCTTTTCATTATATTCCGGAGGAGTTGTAAACTTTTTCCACAATCGTAACATTTTTAATTTATACAAAACTACTTTTATAAATTCAATTTAGTTACTTCCTCCTGCCCATGATGGTAACATGTCTTTTAACACCGACTTTACAGCATCTTTGACAGAAGTCATAAACCAATCGTACATCCATCCTGGTAGTTTTTTAGCTTCGTTCCATATTCCCATAACAATAGTATTCCACATAGTATCTGCAATAGATTGTAACATGCTACTAAAATTAGGAAACCAAGAATTAATCTGTTGAGCAACCATCCAAGCAGGATCAACAACCAGTTTATCAACAATTTTACCTCCATATGCATAATACATCTCATTTACAGTTTCGTAATCGCTTGTCACGTACATATGAATAACACCTCCAATGATAAAAAACCAGTGTATATGACCAAGTATGAACTGTATTTTTCCTTTGTAAAAAGATGCAACCATAGTCACAGGTTTAATATAAAAGTCTGATATAATAGTTTTAACTGCTTTAAAAGGAAGAGCAGCTCCACCAACCGCTGTCCTTTTTAATCCAGATGTAAAACTTGTTTTTAACCATCCTGGTACATCTTTCCATGCAATCTGATCAAAAGACTGATTCTTTTTTGTCATCTCAGTTAAATTGCGTAGATCATTGGCCATAGATCTGTTTGCTTTGTGTATCTGCATTGCATCTTGTCCATCTAGTTGTGTATCAGTGTTCTCCATTTTTTCCTGCACTAACGCAGCCAACATCTCATCTTGTCTCTTCATTCTTTCTTGCATTGCTTCCATCATAAACATCATCCTAGTCATTTGATCTTGTTGGACACTTGCATCTCCTAACAACGCGTCGCGAGCTTTTTCCTGTATCTGTTGCTTCATCAGTCTTTTTTCTCTATTGGTAACTCGATCAGCAGATCCATCGTCCGCCATCATACCGAACTTGACTTTTACTCGATGTTTATTATTATCAAACCCCAGTACAGCAACTCCTCTTGGTTGCTTAATACCGGGGAATTGTGAACCTTTACTTTTCTTTACACCAGAAAGAGCGCGTAGATCCTCATTGATCGATGTTTCAATGACTTGGTGAAACTGAGATGCTGATCTATATTGGGATATGGATACACCAATTGTGTCACTTGCTAAAGATTGTAAACGACTCTTTTGGTCTTTACGTTTATATCCAGGTTCCGTGATAACATACATTTGGTATTTATTTAGCATAGATCGAACATATTTCCTTTGTTCACTGTCAAGACTATCAGCCATTCTTGATGATTCCCATACAAACACGGCCATTATAGATGTAATCGGATCGATTTTAAAATCAGATTTCGTTTTAGGCATTTATTTTATCTAAATAACTTATTTAGATAAAATAAAATTATACAATATACTTGTTATTCAGGTATATAATTATTTTTATAACTTTGGAATGATATAAAAATTTATGTATAGAAGAAAATTGTGCCATGTGTCAAAGGTTTAGGAGTCGTTTTTAACATATTCTCATACGATCCAGTATATTCTATTTCATGACCATCTCCTCCAGGATTATCATCATACCAAAACCACTCACCATTACACTTAAAGTTCGCTACGTAATGCGCACCTCCAGTGTGAACAACAATAGCAGAAAGCTCGAGTTTCTTACCTTTCAATGTCATCGATTCTGGTGCATTAACACGAACCCAAGTATTCTTCTGTTTTATTCCCTTGAATTCACCTCTACCCGCTTCTTTTTCTTTTTTAGTACGAGGTTTCCCAAAAGATACTTCTCCATATGATCGAACAAGATTAAAAATCACAATCGGGGATTCTTGCATTCTGGTAACTTCCTTTCTCCTTGTGTAAGTAACAAGAGGAGCATTTACTTTATCTGGTGTCCACAAATCAACAGCATCGAATATAGCATCCTGTTTTTGTTTAACAAATTTTGTAATATTGTAATCCTTTGGAAGTTCACGCAATGTACCAGATGTAACATCAATAATAGGACTTGCGTGTTGATCCTTTTGCTCTCTAACCAATGTCCACTTGGGTTTTCCAATCAGATCGTTACTTCCATATGTCCTTCTCCTTGTGGTAGCTACATCAACTTGGAACAGATTGAATAAATAAGATAAGAACTCCCCAGAATCTTGTGTGTCTCTTTCATGAAATGGTTGAGATCCGGGACATCTCTTTATTAACGAACGAAGGTTTGAACACTTTTTAACTTTTCGTGGACCTCTCATTGATTCTGTTATATCAACAAGAGCTTTCTGTATTACCTGTCTACGTTTTATATCATTATCTATATTATCATGACAGTTACTCCACAATCTCCTGTCAATAGTTTTTAGAGTAGTGAGATCTTTATTGAGTATATGATCTGTGATAGTCTTGTTTGGGATAGCAAACATAGATAACAAGGCGCTATCCATGTAACAACTATTACCGGTGTAATCTAAACCTGTTACAGGACACCTGGGGCCGCGTTTGGGGCTGGGACTAGGTGACGAACTTGAACTCGACGACTCTTCCTCCTTCTCTTCCTCTGAATGATATAAAAGATCAGATGGTATGTCTTCCCAACCTTCATCTTCTTCCTCTTCTCCTCCTATGTCCTCCCATTCATCACTCGACGATATACCTGCAAAGTTTATAGCCCAACTACCTTCGTCGTCCTCGCTATCCGAAGGTATAACAACTGTTTTTGATAATTTTCCAACATCGTAAGTGTGTATATTCGATATTAAATAGTTTTGAGTAGACATCCATCTCTTTAAGGATTTATTTGTTAAAACCTTTTTTAAAAGCATGTCGTTACTCTTAATTGCTTGACATAATGATAGAAAAAATAACGCCGATAAATATTCCATGTCTATCTGAACCAGAAAGTCCATTATTCTTGTTAAGCGTTTATAGTTGTGAACAGAGAACAATCCAATTGTTCTACCCCTATCTCTTCTGTTTAAGGGTTTTATCTGTTTTACTCCTGTACCATCGATGACAAAACCATAGAAAAGTAACATTCTCAGAGTAGCTTCTACGACGTTCGATCGAAGTACAGCATCAGTTCTAAATTGTTTTATATCATTTTTTGTAAGTTGCGGAGCATTAGAATTGACACCACCAGTTTCATCTGGGAATAGCCATTGAACAAAGTCGTGTTTTACCTCTAATTTATAGTCATCCCATTTTTTGACAATATCTGCAAAAAAATAATTCTTCTTATTGTTGGCCGGATAAAGATTATTATAGAATTTAATGAGGTTATTCATTTATAAGTAGAAAATATACTTATAAATTTTCTATACGTTTTAGTTTGCATATAATGTAAATCTGTGAAACAATAACCACTCCTTTCCAAATAAGATTAGCATAAAAATATATATTCGATTCTGGTACTACTTCTACACGTTTCCTTTTCTTTATTCTTGTCTGTACTCTTTTATTGACGATCTTAGGCTCAGGATCTGGCTCAGGATCTGGCTCAGGATCTGACTCGGTCGGTAGAGATGTTTCAATCTTAACAGGAATCTATGGTTTTGAAGATTGTTTATGTCCAGCAGTTTCTGTTATGTTAAAGATTCTGAAAGACATTTGATAATATGAGTAAAATGTTTAGATTAATAAATGAAAGATACGTACGAAGATTATGTTAAACCCCCTTCGTATACAGATAGTCAAGGATCTGACGATCCATTAATTTCCAAGCTCCGTACTAGAATACAACAAGACTTAAATCAGATTAACGGAGTCTACGATAGTCAAATATCAGATACAGAAGAAAGAAAAAGAAAAGAATTTCTTCAAATAGAGTTAAAATATAAGGATGATATTGCGATGATCAATAAAAAACGGGAGAAAGATATTACTATGTACAACGAAAAGGCAGAAAAGCATATAGACAATTTAATTAATACAATGCATAATTCACCTCAAAAAATGGTTTTATCTTGGTGGGATAAAACCATTTTTTGGTTGACCTAAAGATTTATCTTTTCTTCATAAATGAAAAAAGCTATTGTAATTGGAGCAGGTGGATTTATTGGAGGTCATTTAGTTACTAGATTAAAATCGTTGGGGTATTGGGTTCGAGGAGTAGATATTAAACATCATGAATATAAGAAAACTGATGCTGACGAGTTTGTTATTGCGGATATGCGTGATCCAACACTTGTAAATCAGGTTGTTACCACTGATTTGGATGAAGTATATCAGCTTGCTGCCGATATGGGGGGAGCCGGATTTGTTTTTACAGAGGAAAACGATGCTGAGATTTTGCATAATTCTGCGTTAATTAACCTTAATGTACTCGATGTATGTGTTAAGAAAAAGGTTCTGAAGATATTCTATTCTTCTTCTGCATGTATGTATCCAGAGAAATTCCAGATGGACTATGATGATCCTAAATGTAGCGAAGATACCGGTAAACAAGGACCTCCTGATTCTTGTTATGGATGGGAGAAATTGTTTGCGGAGGTTTTGTACGATGCATTTGCTCGCAATCATGGAATGAATGTAAAGATTGCTCGTTTCCATAACATTTTTGGACCTCACGGTACATGGACCGGGGGTAGAGAGAAAGCTCCTGCTGCTTTGTGTCGAAAGGTCAGGGATGCAGAAGAGGGAGGAGTAATTGAGGTATGGGGCCCCGGAAAACAAACCAGATCTTTCCTATTCATTGACGAATGCCTCGATGGTATTATGCACCTAATGGATAGCGATTTCTCTGGTCCTGTTAATATCGGATCAGAGGAGATGATATCCATCAACAATTTTGCAAAGATGATTATCAAAATCTCTGGAAAAGATGTGTCGATCAAAAATATTGATGGTCCTGTTGGAGTGAATGGGAGAAGATCTGATAATGATCTCATTAAGGAGAAACTTGGTTGGGCTCCTTCAAGACCATTAGTTGAAGGTATGACAGTATTGTACCATTGGATTGAAGAACAGTAAATAGATCTAAAAATAAATATACGAACGATAAATGAAATTGTACGATGATTTCAAAGAGGTGATGCATCATCACCATCAACAGTTGACAAAAATCGCTATAAAACACGGAGAATTAGAAGGTAATATATTTACATACGATGGGCAGCGTACAGGAGATTTTATGCATGCTAAAATGAGAAACGTATTTAATATTGCACAGTTATGTGATGATACGGTGCTAGAAATTGGATTCAATGTTGGAAATTCGGCAATGATCTTTCTAACTGCTAATTCAGACATAAAGTTTTATGCTGTTGATGTCATGATCCATAAGGAGGCTGTAAAAGAGGCGGTCGATTACCTTAATAAACATTTCAACAATAGAGTAACTTTGTTTGAAGGTGATTCATTAAAGGTTATCCCATCTCTAGATCGTGCATTTCGTGATAGAATATCTTTGTATCACATTGATGGATGGCATGCAAAGGAAGGAATACAGGCAGACCTAAAGAATTGTTACGAGCTGTCGAAAAACGGTGCGTTTGTTATTTGCGATGATACGAACAATAAATGTATCCAAGATGAGTACGATGCGTATGTAGCAGCAAATAAGGTAAAGCATCGTCCGGATCTTGTTCAGGTAAAACCTCCCAATTGGTCTCATGAAATCGGTCAATTTATAAAGGAAGTTTAAAACATAAGAAATTTAAATTAAAAAATTTAAATGTCTGATAAAAATATCTCAATCATCGGTATTGGCCGTCTAGGAATCTGTGTAGGACTTTGTTTAGAACACTCTGGTTATAATGTACTAGGTGTGGATGTCTTTCCTGATTATGTCGACAAAATTAACAATAAAACGTTGGATTCTCCTGAACCACATGTAAATGAGTTACTAAGAGAGAGTAAAAACTTTCGTGCAACTACCAATCTTGATGAAGCCATTGCTTTCAGTGATCTTCTCCTTGTTTATGTCGCTACTCCATCTTCTGGAGGAGAAAAATTCTACGATCATGATATGCTGGGAAAAGTTCTAATGAAAATAAATCAAAGAAAAGTAGAAAACAAACACGTTGTTATTGGATGTACAGTTATACCTGGATACATTAGAGATGTTGGTAATTTTCTATTGAAGGATTGTGTTAATACATCATTGTCTTACAACCCAGAGTTTATTGCACAGGGAGATATCATTAACGGGATGTTCTATCCCGACTTTATCCTTATTGGAGAAGGTACGAAGATGGCCGGGAATAGATTAGAAAAAATGTACAATACTATTCACAAAAATATACCAATTGCTAAAGGTAACCCCAGTAATTGGAAAATGATAGAATGTCCACCTATTCGTCGAATGAGTCCCAGTTCCGCAGAGATTACAAAATTGAGTGTGAACTGTTTCGTAACAACAAAGATAGCTTTTGCTAATATGATTGGAGATCTAGCTGATGTAACAGAAGGTGCTGATAAGTTTGATATCTTAACAGCTGTTGGATCTGATAAGAGAATTGGAAATAGATATCTTAAGCCTGGATATGGATTTGGAGGTCCCTGTTTCCCAAGAGATAATAGAGCGTTGGGTGGGTATATTGAGAAGATGGGTATAGAACCATTGATTCCGAATGCAACAGATCTTTCTAATAAGTTACACACAACATTCCAGGCAGATCACATATATAATGAACATATTCGATTAAACAGAAAAAGTTATGTCGTCGAAGGAGCTGGTTATAAGGAGCCATGTAATGTACCTATCATAGAAGAATCACAAAAGTTGTTTATTGGTAGATATCTTGCTGAGAAGGGAGTAGAGGTAATTATAAGAGATAAAAAACATATGTTGGATGCTGTTAAACTTGAATACGGGAATTTATTTAATTATGAAGAGACGTGATTATCTACTTATCCAAAAAGACGCATTCTTGTGCCAAAATATTTTAGCATAAACAGTTCCTTTAGAAAGAAACGCTGCACAGTAGCTGAATGAACTAGGGGATGTTACAAGTATATCAGCATGGACAAGCGCTGTAAATGTATCAATAACAGTTTTGTTGATATGCAAAACTGTATCTTCACTGACAAAGTTGGAAAAATCTTCTTCTTTTCCTTCAGAATAAATATGGAAAAGTACATTTTTATTATTTATTCTGATTTCGTTTATTATCGAAAGATAATAACTATCAGGAAGAAATCTTGTCGATAGTGTATGTAATGAATCAACGGGTGCATTTTTAATGTCTATTCCACCGTGATGACTTGTTAGATCTATATTTTTATGCGTACTACATCTTCTAATGTGAACTGCAACATGTGTTTTATCTTGATCGAAAGGGTTTTTATTGTTCGTTGTAAATAGCTCTCTAATTTTATCCATTTCAGGAGATTTAAGATAAATCTCCATTTTCCTTTCAAAGTTGGGATATGAACTGCTCCTACCAATTATGTTGACACATTTACGATCTTCTGGTGATAAATCATGAATAGATCGATAACCAGATTTAACGTTCATAGCATTTGTTAGTTCGAGTGCCTCATCCTCGTATATCTCTTCAAAATTTGGGTGAGTATGTATATACTCACCATTATGTTCGAGTGCATACATTATATCTGATATGATATTTTGATATTGAGCACCAAACCCATCTATTCTAGCAGTATTTGTGAACATAATTTTTATTTAGTTTAAACAATTCTTTAAACTAAATAAAATGGCATATCTCGTACTTGGATCTTCGGGATTAATTGGAAAGGCTTTCTGTAATTATCTAGAGTAAAAACAAAAAGGTCATCCATCAGAGACATTAGGTATATACAATGTCATTTCTTTTTGGTCAGATACATTAGATAATGCTACTGGAATCACAAAGAATCTTTTACCAACATATTCGTACTCTAACTGTTTGGTATAAGTATGATAATCCTTAAAAGTTCTATCTCGATCTTCGGTTGGACTAGTCATAAACTTGACCCAGACATGATTAGGTTCAAATCCAAATACACATAAACTATCATCGTTATCCAACCAATTCTGTGAATGAGGTGCATCGAATGATAGTCCAATGTCTATTTTAAAGTGTTTTATACCGTCTGGTATTATTATCTTATCATTAGCGTCTAATTCTAAACCACTATCTTTCACATGGTCTTTCATACTCTTTTTTTCCTCAATATTTCCATATCTCCATATCTCATGACCGTAAGTCTTAATATGATTTTGAATCCAATCAATATCAATGGTATATGTTTTGAACTGCATATAATAGTTTCTTATAGCAGTGTTAAACGTAATTATTTGACAGGTATACCATGTATTTCCCCATAGTGCTAAATTATCATATAAATGCAAATAATCGTATGGATTGTCTGACAATATATAAGGAATGATTTTAAGTCTGTTAATTAAATCTTTCCTTACAAATGTAATGTTACCGGAAAATGCGACAGGAACATATCCCTTTTTCAATCCCAACTTAATAATCGGTAAGAAAGATGTTCCACAAGCAATCCTCTGTGGTATAACATCTTCTAATATATCAATGTTCATTTCGGTTTGTTTTATACCATTTAATTCAGTGACAACAGGATCTCTCTATGGGTTTGTTTCAATGATGACAATTTTTGGACTGTATGAAAACTTTTCCCATACTTGATAATCATACGAATCTATATCTATCGATAATACATCCAAATCATGAGGAAGACCAGCGTCATCAATATAAGTATTTAACCAAAGATCTTTATAATCGTCCGTATGACGAACAAATCCCTGTCGACATTTAACACCTGTAAAATGACTTGTATTTTTTACTAAAGCAGGAAACACGTGAGGATTCCCCTCAATATACAATCCTGTAAACCCCCTTTGCTCTATTAAGTTTCTTGTATTTGATGAATTAATTCCATCACTTGCACCAAATTCGTAAAACGTACTTGTTTGAATACCCAGTTCATTTAATAGCTGATCCAAAAGTCCGTCCTCCCCGTTTTGACTATATACATTTCGACAGAATTGATGATGAGAATTTTCTGGTAACTCACCAGTATATTTGACTATAGTATCAATCGCGTTGAAAAGCATTTATGTAGATACATAAATGCTTTTCAAATCTAATAATTACGATAGACGGATCCAAGTATCTGGTATAAGATCTTCTTCTTGATCACACAAGGGTTTTCCGTACGCGAGCATTGGTTTAAACCATTTATCTGGTATTACTATAATCTTATTTTTACTTGTTGATAACCATGCCGACCACCATGAAAAACTGGAAGATCCAATAATAAAATGGTCGCATAAAGACATCAGATACATATCTTCCAGGTCTGAAAACCCTTCTGATAACGTTTGATTGGGATACTTTAAATTTTCTTTACACCATTTTTTATCATCAGTGAAAATAATTAAATGGTATTCACCCAGCTTATTAGACATATATTCTACTGCTTTATCCCTGAAATCATCCGAAATAAGTATAGTTGGACTGCCATCATCTAAATTATCGCTTCTCCTCACATGCATTGCAACAACATGTTTATGTGTACTTCTTATGTTTTGTATAAATGGATCACATTTAAATCGAATTGGTTCTGTAAAGGTAAAATCTTTTCTAATAACATCAGCACACGATTTGAAATATTTTTCAGACTGAAAATAACCAGCGAACATTATATTTTCATTTACATCAATGTTATCGGCATGTAGTGCTTCATTTACAGTCATTGACGTTTCTGTTATTTTTTTCATTTTCATTTCGTCTAAAACATCTATTTTGATGTCAAATGCGTCGAAAAGCTGTGCTCGAGGATATCCAAAAGGAGATGCCAATCGATGTAGCTTAATTTGACAATTATGTTTGATAGCTATTGATCTCAGATAAGCATATTGGAACATTTGATTACCTAGTCGAGCCCATGTTCCAAACCCTTCTATCGTAATAACATGCTGTTTAGTTATTAGTTCAACCGCTTTCGTGTCAACGACTGGGTATGTTTCGTTGACACTAAATCTATAATCCCTATCTTTGTTAAAATGATAATGGTTGATAGATAAAACAGTAGGCGAAACTTTAATCAACTGTTTATTGTTACCATCAGTGACAACGTGTACCTCTCCGAATGTGACATTCACAGGTTTTGTTATAACTTTCCCACCGCATAACCATGGAGATGCGTTGGCTTTACGATTTATAAATCGTTTAACTGTATTTTTCTCTTCTGTATTATTGTTAGGACCAAATACATAATCATATAAATACAATCCACATATATCGTTCTCTGTAAATTCATGTAATATGGTTTGTATATTGTTTACATTTTTTGGAACCATATACTCGTCTGGATCCATATTTATGAGCCATCTTGTTTCATTACCATATTTGTGTATACAATGATTTAATGCAACTACTTGACAAAAATATAGAGAATCTAGAGGTATGGGAAAAACCACTGGAATGTAAACTTTAAACGGAAACGACCAGTCTATCAATGATATATACCCCCTTTTATTATATGGTTCTAATACCTCTTTCAACTTATCCTTATCGTCGCTGTTGTTATCGTATAGATAGAAATGATCAACACCTCGATCTATATGATAATCTAACCATTGCTCAATATGATCTTGTTCGTTTTTAATTACAGATGATACAGATAGTATATGTTTCTGAACGGTTTTCTCTGGTTCTAAGACAACAGACATAGACATATGACAATATGTGATTGTAATGTTATTGTTTACCAACGATCCGTTTGGAATAGTAAATTTATATAACATAGTATGTCTATCCCTGTCTGGAATAAATTCTCCTCGGATAGAATTATTACCATACGTTAGAACAGGATACTGAGTAGGAAATTGTATTTTAGGATAATAAGGACCAATTGCGTATATATCACCATTTTTAAGAAAAACATCATAAAAAAGGTAGTAATTTATTGAGAATGTGTTTAGCATTTATTACAAACGTAATAAATGCTTAAATATGATTATTCGAACCTTTTAGTCATTTCTTCTATATGACGAGAAAAGTGTTCGCGTCCAGAAGTTCCACACAATCCTTCCCGTTGATAGAAAGGGGTGTTTAACACACACATTTCGAATGGATGTTTCTTTGCATGCTCGTTTACATGAAATTCTGCATTACTCAGTGTCATACATTTAAAGTAACTTGGCGTGTAAACTGTATCTAGTAAATAATCTATTTTAGCAACGTACGGATAGTCACCAAAAGACCATTTTATATGCTTCTGATTGGCAGAAGTACTAGATTTATATAATTTTACGTCTCCCTGAGTTACCATAAGATCAGTATCTGTACATTTTAGCCAATCTGCTGGACTTTCAAGATTTATCAAATTAAAATCGGTGTTTTGCAGAATAAGAAAAAGATCGTCCCATTTTTTCTTATCCTGCATTGTTTTAACTGTAAATACATCGTCTTGTAGGAACATAAAATGAGTAAATCCTTGTTCCTTTGCCTTTTTCAATGATTTTTCAAAAGTGAGAGTATATCCTTCATCCTTGTCATAAATTATATTCTCAAAAGTTGTATCCTTGAAAAACCCGGTCTCATTGATCTCCTTTCTCTTCTCCTCCGGAACTCCATGGAACCCATATAAGTTACCATCCAACTTGTTCCTAAAATAGTTATCTACCTTATCGTACGCCTTGAATCTAAAAACAACATCTCTCCCACTTCCGTGAGTTTGACTAAAACAGCAGATCTTCTTATTTACAACCTCCTTATCTTCTGTGAATACATAATATCGGTCGTTCTTTTCAAAAGATTTACTGACGTTGTGTCCATGTTTTGCAAATTTAGCAAGAATAGTTACAGGAGTAATACCAGCCCAATCCCAGAACTTATCAAAAAGTCTTAGATCATTAATAATATAAATACTCGGACCAACCTTATTAGACAATATCACATCAAGCTCCTGAAATAAAGGAACATGGTTCTTCCCGTTATTGGAAGTATCTCCTCCTGATTGATGTGCATCTAAAAAGAATACAGCACCTTGGGCAACCCGTGGGGTTATCTCCTTGAGCAGTTCGACACTATCTCCAAGAAGAAATGTAATATTTTCAACACCTTCCTGTTGAGCCCGTTCTTTGCTTTGATTATACAAAGTAGGTACTATCTCTGTTGTATAAACGTTCTCAAAATGTTTGGAAATCATTAATGTTGTATCAGCTTTGTAAGTACCAGTCTCTACAAAATTTTTGATGTGTTTGTATTCCTTCATTTCTAGATACTCTATCAGCTCATCGTATGTTAGTGAGCCTCCCATTTTTATCAAAAACTAATTATCTTTTAAATGTTATATACAAGATAATAAAAAAATGATATTCCAAAAACATTATCTTGATTATAGAGAAAACTTACAGATGTCCGATTTTGAACTTTTTAATCAAGCGCTTAACGAATATGAAAAAACAACGCAACCAGAACCCCCCATTTTGGCTTCCCCTCAATCAGATGAGGATGACTCACCTGATCTCTTGTCGTCATCAGACGATGATGATGGGAAAGATGTATCATGTTTGCATAATAACACTGCGAATGAAAAGGGTATCGATGTTTGCATCGATTGCGGCGAAGAAATCACTAAAAAAATACAGCATACAAAAGAATGGAGATATTATGGACAATCGGACACTAGACACTCGTCTGATCCTAACAGAGTCCAGATCCGCAAATCAGAAGAACGTAATATATACAAAGATGTTGAGAATATGGGTTTTAGTGACAAAATTGTAAGTGAAGCAAACAAAATTTATTTCCAAGTCACACAGGGGCAGATTTTCAGGGGTAACTCCCGTAAATCCATTGTGTTTGCATGCATATTTCATGCGTACAAACTCTCTGGTAAGCCACAGAGTCATGAAAAGCTTATTCATGTTTTTAATCTGAATAGGAAGACTGGCCTTAAGGGTCTTAAACATGTGAACTTACATGCACCCAAAAACTCAAGTATAAGAACAACCTACATCACTCCCATCAATTTGGTGGAAGAGATTATGGAGAAGTTTTCGGCAACACAAGAACAAAAAGACGAAGTTATCAATCTATATCATCAAATCAAGAATAAGTCGTCTAGATTAAACAGGAGCCGTCCGCAATCAGTTGCAAGCGGTTTAGTATATTTCTGGATATGTAGGAAGAAAAAGGATATCACACTCAAACAATTCATTAAAAAAGTCTCACTATCAGAACTCACAGTCAACAAAATAGCCAAAGAAATCTCCGACGTTATCGGAGATGGAAGTGTCATAGAATAAGTTTAATTTTCATTCTATCTGATTGAAAATTTAATATATATGTAAGGATAAAATGGGTCACACTGCAAGTAAATACATTTCGAAATGTAGTATTTTAGTTGGAAAAATACCTTCTTGATGTTATAACAAGATCAGTGATACAGATAAATACAATCTTAGCTTATTAATTGATGATTTGGGCAAGCCAGGGGATTTTATTTTATCTCATATAGATAATAGACCGACAAATCTATTTTTTGGAGGAGCACCATATACACATTTGGGTATCATCACAGATAGAAATTACGTTATTGATATGGTCGCCAAAGGAGATCGGAAAACATCGGTGTACGATTGGTTAGACGGCAAGGATAGAATACTAGTAGTCAGGGCAAGTACTCTAACTAAAGAACAAACAAACCAGATCGTTGAGTTTGCAGAAGAAATATATGTGAAAGAGACACCTTATGATTTCTTTTTTTTTTATTAGTGATGCAATATATTGTACGGAACTTGTGTATTTAGCACTCAGATCTATTGATAGTAATCTATCGTTTGATTTAGGATTGTTCCCAACAGTAGGTGGATTATTACAGTCAACTACTTTCCGTGCGAACTCTTTTATTAAGTCATTGGGTATTGGTAAAATCGTGCCAATTCTTGAATGGAGTTACGAAAATGTATCAACAACTGATGTTGATGTTAGAAGTCTGATAAATGATACAATAGATCCATTAGAAACCAGTGAAAAAAGTAGATTTCTATTTGAACTAACAAAACTCGCATATCCGTTCAATAAAGACAGGGTTCTTCTCGTACAAAAAAAACAGGCAATTAAAAAATCGTGTATACCTAATAGAAAGTTGAGAATGAATAGAGACGATTATAATATTCAGCCAAAGGGTGATCTCGTTGAGATTATGGGTGATTTCCCATTTCGAGTATTCAGAGACGAGGTAACATTGGAAGTATACGTAAGAGTAAAACAAAGTTCTAACTTACTTCATTGTCCGTGTATATGGACTAAGCTTGTTAGTTTCGACTGCGTACATGGGATACCATAAGCGCTAGGTTCATCTGAGATTATGGTACCCAATAGTGTCATGAAAGAAAGTCGTATTCCGCAAAATGTTATTAAACAAGGTTCTTATAATTACAGAGATATGTACGTTGCTAGAAGGTACGATCACTGTTGTTAATTTTATTTCTAAAATTAAGTATTTATGGAGGAGAATTAAAGATATTCACGTCACATGATTCAGACTTGGCTACTGCTGTTGAAAATGCAGTTCCGTAGTCTACATAAGGTGGTTGTACTGGATAAATTGTATTATTACATGCGTCAGCAATTTTTTGTTACGGAGGAAGATTTTGTATATATCCTGTATGAAACGGAGTAGGATCAATTGGTTGTCGATTTGATATAACGGAAGGCGGAAGAGTCTTAACACCATTTGATGATGAAGAAGCATAAACCGCTGCTGCTATTATAGACCCTATTGCTGCTAGGGTTAGAAATCTCACTATATATATGCTAGTACCATTTATATTAAAAGAACTTTTTTATTCATCTTAAAGATTTATTTACGTGTAGATAAACAATGGAATTTGGACAAGTAATTAACCCTCAGTACGATCCTAGTAAAAATCATATTTACGAAGCGTTTACTGATTACTTTAATAACCCTGTTTTAACTAAAATTAAGAACGTCGATAAGTATACTGTTTACATGGCACGAATACATGCCATGCTTGGAAATGCGTATCGATACCTTGTGATATTCGTTGAGAGAGACGTTAACATGTTCGGAACTACTAAAAAAATGGACGAGTTGACGTGGATTTCTCTTCAAACGAGAACGTTGGAAGATCAACATAATCTTAAACCACATACATATCAGGCAGCGCAAAAACCACCGTTGAACCAAAAAATAAATATACAAGATCAAAATGAAAAACAAAGTACTTATCACTCAACTGACTTCCCTCTTGTTATCACTTTATTACATACACGGAAAAATAATTCTTATCAGTATCAACCGACTGGTACTATTGTCAGCGCTCTAGAAACGTTCCAGACGATTATAAACTTTAGGTAATCGGATTCCTAACCATGATGCTATCCCTAATCAGTTGAGCCTTCATTTTATTCTATTAATATCGACCCATTGCGCATTTCCACAAGATTTATCCCATTGACGAATACATCTTTTTGATGAATTACCCACTTGTACATAGAACTCTCATCGAGAGTCGAAACTGGTCCTCCGAATTCGTCCCAAATCTTATGATCGTCTACAATCTTCTCATTGGTTGTGTACACGTCAATCATATTACCATTCATGTTCATATGCTCTACTCCGTTGATACAACAGTTGTTATCAAACCGATCGATCAGAAAATGAACAAATAGATCCATGTCTTCTTTGCTATCGACAACATCATAGCACCATTTCTCAGAGAAGCGATTGAAATAAATAATCCTTGTATTGTGTTGAACAGCCATTTTCCTTTCTTATCAGGTTCAATTCCAATTTCATTTTTGTATTTAAAAGCTACCATGCTAATATAAAAATGACTACATCAATTCTTGAACAGGATTACGTTGAGCCCGATAGGCCATACTCACAAAAGGAACTCCAATATAATAGGGATATGGTTTTTCGTACTCTACGAGTAGGACCAATCCGCGCACACCACAAACGGTGTGATCACTTTTACTATGTAAAGGAACATGGACGAAAGGAAAAAGAGATTAAGGAGGCAAAATCGGAGGATGTTGGTAACTGCTCTGTATGCTGGAAGTTTAACAAGACTCCTATGCATCTAAAGGCGTCCGCTCGGAATCTGACTAACGAATATCAAAAGAGATTTTGCAAAACTCCTACTTATTTGACATACGAGGATGTGGACTTGGAAATCACCTTTGTAAAGTGGCTGTATGAGGAACTTAGCTAAGTATTTTATATCCATGATTTGGAATATAAAATTTAAAGTCTATTCTCTCAAATAATAAAGATGTCGTTTCGCGTGAGAATTAATAGCGAAAATCCTAACAGGAATGTATCGGAACCTACTCCGATACCTACTCCGATACCTACTCCGATACCTACTCCGACAGAAAAACCTACACTTGTTGATTCGTACAAACCTATTATTGGCCAAAATGGACGCCCAATACTTAATAGCAGTACAAACAAATATTTTACTGGATCGAAACAGCCGACAAAGTCATATACAAAACCATCCGAGTCACATGAACAGATTAAAAATGATACATTTACAGTAGGAAACGATACTGTCATATATGACCAAAATAGTGGTTTGTGGAAGATTTAAGTAATTATTCTTTTTTACGTTTCACCGTCTCCATTTCAACGTTAACACCTTCTGCCAAGTCGTCGTGACCATCATTAATTCTAGCTATCATTTTATCCAATTGTGGAATAATATCCTTTAAGAATGTATCGTTTTCACTACCTTCTTTTGTAAACTCAAAAGGTGTTGCGATAATACAATTATTTGGTTGGCACTTATGCACATCGGCCTTGTAATCATCAATAATAACAGTATTTTTACTGGAGTATCCAGGAAGTTTATGGATATCCCATATAGCACATAACTCCTTGGAGTATTTTAATTTTTTCTTCGATATATCACAATGATAAGAAAAGAAGATAAAGTCTAATTTCCTTTCTGGTTGCTTATTAAGAATGATTTTTTCGATAATAAATAATGCATAATCTTTACTTGCAGCTGTCCAGATAGTAACGTTGAAGTTCTTGAAAGCATAATCTAGAAAATCCTGTAGATGAGGACGACTATATACTTCGTAGTAGCCATCCATGTCATCAGAACGGAAAAGTTTACTTTTTTCTTTGTATTTTTTGAAATCAAGTTCCTCGCTTGCTTCCGCGCTGATCACCGTTTGGTCGAGATCCAAAATGAGGTTGAATTTACTGTGGTCATGTGGCATGTTTATATTGAATAAATATAAATATTTAACTTAACTCTTCATAATATTTCCATTTATATCCCCCTGCTGTTTTACGATTATTTTTCCCTTTACAAACAACACTTATATCTGAGATACCAGTGAATTCTTTTGCTTCCTTTACACTATCATATACAACTATTAAATCATCCTCTAAAATTTGCGCTACTTTTTTACATCTTGTATGTCTAAATTTTGATGGAATATATTCAGGATCTTTGTATGATATATTACGAACTATATCACTAATGACAGATGATCTTCTATCATACATATTACCTAATTCAACTGTTGTATATGTTTTATACAGTTCTCTTATCTTTTTCACATCATCATTGGTAAATCTCTTTAATGTTTTTGTTTCTTTGCTCTGAACAGGTTTATCCATACTTGAATAACGAGATTTCTTATGTATTCGTTGCATTTCTGTTTTAGAGTTATGACAGTAGGAGCAGAGTAAAATACATTTGTTAATTTCTGATTGAATAGATTTGATAGAAAATGTTGACCCAGCCATGTTAGAAATAGAATTTCTTTTTTCTGTAAAGTCTATGTGGTCAAATTCATAGAACGATAGATTGTCAGGGTCAAATTCATCGTCGCAGTTATCGTTTTGACAGCCACCTAGTTGAATTTTGACGTTGTTAACATAAGCAATATTTCTGTTAATTCTATAGTACTTATTCTGCTTACGTCTATCTGTAGATATTTGTTTCCTATTACGAGTCAAACTCGTGATCTTGACATGGCATTTACGGCATAATACACGACATTTGTATCGTTCAAATTCCATGACTCTACATGTTTTTTCTTCTTCACCAGTGTGATCAAAATCTTTCATGTGAGCATCTAAACCACATATATCACATACACCCATATCTTCTTTATACTTGTTGTGTAAGTCTGAACGTTCTCTGTATTTTATACCACGTTCTCTACATCGTGAGCATAGTAGAGTTTCAGTACCATTTCTTTTGTCGATAAAGGCAGAAATATCTTTTTCTTTTAAACATTGGGTGCAAGACTTCATTTATACTATAAATGAAGTGTTTTTTAAAAATCAATTTCAATCCGGATCCAAAATTAGATTCGGGTTTAATTTCTCTGATTTGCTGGATGTCCAGGAGGAGGAGCATGTGTGTCCTCTCGACCTTTGGCCATCGCCTTTGCTTTAGCCATAATATCAGCACTCTTCTGAGATTTTGCATCATTCCCTGTATGAGACTCACCTTTTACAGCACTTCTTCTAGCTCTCCTCATATTGGGAGGGGGTCCTTGAAATAGTTCCTTACCCTCTTCGTAATTACCTTCATCTGTTCGAATGCGTCCCACGGGTCTACGAGATCTATAACGATCCGCTGCAACATCATCATCTTCATCTGATGGCAAATCATCTAAATCGTCAATTGAAGTTACGGCTGGTTCTTGACGTCTTGGTTCTGGGGATTCCTTGCGAACTCTGCGACGTCTCATGGGAGGTGGAGGGGAAGGACTACGTTGTCTTTCCCTTTCAGGAGAAGGAGTTCTTTCTTTTTCATATTTTTCATGATACTTGCGACGATTTTCTTCAGCCACTCTTTTACGTTCATTCTGAATACGTTCTTGTTCACGTGCCTGCTGAACCTGCTTCATACGCCATTTTTCCTCTTCCGATGGTACAGAAGGTTGTTGTCTAACAGGTGGCGGTGGCGGTGGCGGTGCGAACTGTCTAATTATACCCTCTACCCATTCAAACACACGGGCACCGTCGTATTTTTCGATCCCACCGTCGGGAAAAATAATAAGTAAGCAGGGAACAGTCGTTACCTGCAGTTGAGTATTTTTGAGAATCCTCGCGCGGATCTCTTCATTGTCTATACATAAAGGTTGAAGAGAGAATTTTGTTGTAAAGTCAACACCACTAGTCTGAATCATGTTCATCAGACTTTTAGATAAAGAAGAATACTTGCTATACAATAATACTGAAAGTTGTGATTCCATTTATATGGTTTTCAATTTATATTTTAAATGGAATTAACGTAGTCGCAAATTTTTGTTTAAAATAATATAATATATAAATAAAGATGGAATATGCAACTAAAATTTGTGGTGAAGTATGTAACGACCAATTTATCAAACACGTTGGGTATAGTGATCATATGTGTAACGCAAGCTGTGGACCATCGTGTATGAGAAGATTTTATGCTAAGTCTAATATCGACAAAATATCATCTAAAATTACCGAACTCCTCATGGGAGTTATCAAAGATAATCGCCCTATTATAGTACCTGATAAAACTATATGTAGTGTGATGTCAGCGGTATATCAAAGTTTTAGACCAGAAACTGGAGATATCTTTACTAGATACAACATACCAAAGGCTCGTGAACAAAATTATGTTCAAACAATGATAGATGAGGTTATTAACATTATTACAACGGATGTGAAGAACAATTTAGGAATGGAGGAGTGTAACAGGAATCTTAGTATCTGGACAACTGTCCTTGGGAATTTCAATGAACATGGATTAAGAAGTCACTCTAAAATTAAGTTACGAGAGAATAGACCGATGCCTATGCAATTCCATATGAATTATTAGGCAAATATGTATTTTATACCTCCTTGGGTATAAAATCAACAAGTTTATAAGATTAGACTTGCCGCAACGTCCAAAACTGGGTTTCCAGACTCCTTTAATTTGAGTTTTAACTCATCTGTTTTCTTCTGAGCAGCATTAGCAGTAAAATGAAATAGTGCCAAACCTGATCCAAGAGCTGTTAGGACAATGATGCCCATTATTATTATTATATGATGTTGAACGGGAGTAACCATTTATGTAAAAGGAAGATTAAAATTTCAGCTTTTCTTCGAACAATACTCCTAAAGATCTGAAATTTGGGATACTAGTAACATGCCCATGTTCTCTGTATTCGATTTTATTGAAACTATCTCGTAGTTGTTCAATCGTTAGATCGCCTCCATATGGTTTTAGTTTTCGCCAATGCGGTGCTTCATCAATAGATGCCACTCTTTTTGGGTAGATGTCATGGTACATCTTTAACAATAACATCTCTGACATGTTGTATCTAGAATCATGCTTGTTATCCTCAATATACGCCATACAACAGTTAAACGAACAAAAGATTCCATCGGTTAAGTAATAGTTTTTGTTAAGTATCTTCAAGACATCTTCCCCATCCTCTTCGATCATTTGACGCTTTTTTGCTGTGATATTCTCTTTGATTGTATACTTATCCTTGCTTATCTCCGAGTAATATGCCTTAACTGCCTGGTTAGGGACATACTTAATCGGGCACCCAATTGCCATCACATTGGATGGTATAGGATTTCGGTCCCAAAAACAGTTATAATTACTGTCATATGTAAAATCCTTTTTTGTACGAAAGTCAATCATTGAAATAGTACACTTATGAGACTTTTTAGCCTCATCAATAAATGAAATAATTTCTGGTGTGTTTCTAGTTGCAGATAGATCCGAAATCTTTGTCGTATTTTGCGGAGGACGATTTTCATCCGCGTGAATGTTAGAAACAATGGAAATACCGAATCGTTGATCCACTTTCTCTGTATGCACCCCTCTCAAAGTGAATACATATTTCTTACTTCCCATATTTTTACCGAGAGTTTTTGCGACGGTTTTATTTTTCATGATTGGTTTTCTATTATTTGTATTTATTGAATTCATTTTTTTAATTGTATAACTCACTTAAGTAGTTTTATTTTTCTTTGCTATTTATAATTATTATTTCCTACATACAAAAAGAGAACAATGTATAATAATAATGTTCAGTTTAAGAAAGGGTGTATGCGTTTTTGTAACGACTCTGTACTTCTAACTCCAAACGATCCGAATTATATTTCTGCTAACCAATCTTTGGCCGGACCGGCCAACCCAAAAACACTTATCCCACCCGTTGTTGTTCCCCCAGCGACTGATTTGGATCACTGGCGTGCAAATAATTTAATTAACCACTCTCATATTAATACCGAGAGTCAATGGGATACGTACCTATCTGGATATGAGGTTTCTAATTGTTGTGATCGTGTGAGCGGATGTATAGTACCCGTAGAAAGTCCTCAACAATCTATGGGAACTATTATCGAAAATTTTGAACCAGGATCTACCTATATCGGGATATCCGACCCACAGCGTCCTGCATCTCCGAAATGTAATCCTCTTAGTCAATCAAAAGAAGAAATTGTCTCTCCTACTCTAGTTAATACTATCCCATTTTCCAAGACAGTTGGAAAGGGTTATCAGGGTTCAAGTATATGCGATGACGACGATTATACAGAGAGGTATTCTGCCGTTAGAGAGAAGAACTCTTCAGAAGGGTATGAAGGATATTCTTGTAAGGAAGGACATGACGCCCGTGATCCTCTTCGTCCTCATCACCTTCAACATGTGGAACAGATCGTAGCCCCTACACTTGTGACACAATCTAAGAACTTTGTCAGAGAAAATTTTGAATCAGTTAAATTTGTTCGTCCAAATGAGTCCGGCTGGGTTAATACAACCTGTGGATACAACCCGGGACAAATTAAACAATCTAATTTACCATCTAATCTTGTGGCTGGTAACTGTGAAAGAGATGACGTGATGAAACAATACAACAAAAATCTGTTTACGCAAACAATTCAACCAGATGTTTATACAGTCAATGAAGTTATCGAACCAATTAATGCAAACATGGGTATTTCTTTTACACAACAATTTGAACCTATGACATGCTCAAGAGATGAGAGAGAAGCATTAACTTTTACAGAGCATGATCCTCGTGTGTTTCAACCCAAGATAGTTCCACGTGGTCCTGATATGAGTGTGACAGAAGCAAATGTATACGATCCTCGTTTTTCTGGATATGGTACATCTTACAGAGCATATACTGATAAGAATGTAGGACAGACTCGTTTTTACTACGATGATATTAATTCAGTAAGAATGCCTAACTATGTTGTTAGAAGCAATATTGATCATCTCAATTATGCTGATACTTATGGACCTCTTCACGACAATAATATGTATGGTAACCCAAATACCAATAGCATTCGAACTCTTGCACAGGATAGTTTCCTCCGAGCATCTTTAGACCATAGAGATGACTTAATGGAAAAATTGATGAGGAAGAGAAATGCTGAAATGTGGCAAGTACGTAAATATCCCAAGAGTACGGCAGGAAGCGGTAATGGAAAACGTTGTTAAATTTCTTATTTTTTATTTCCATCTGTTGGAAATAAAATTACATTAGTTGAAATATTTCTGGCCCGACTAATGTAACGACTAATCCCATTCCTACACCTACTAAGAGAGAGTATAAGATAGCCATATCAGTAGAATACTCCGCTTTGTTATATCATGCTCATGAGACTTTTAGAGGATGCCGAGTATTTGCTATATAATAATACAGAAAGTTGAGGTTCCATTTTTATGTTAATATTTTAAATCGAATTAGGATTACAACAAGAACAACTTTCACAATATTTGTGTATAACTTTTGTGTATGGGCATTCTGTATCGTCATCAGTACAGTTATTGCGCCAAAACCATCCTCTATGGTCCATACCAGTAGGTTTACAATAGCTATTCCATGATTTGTCGGCGTCGTCATTAACACAATTCAAATTAGAAAATGTTACTTTTAACACATTTGTGTTTTGAGTACTATAGGAATAGTGATCTTTTGAGTCCTTTTGTAATTTACATTGATAGTCAGTTCCATCTATAGGTCTAAGGTAATATTCAATTGAAGAATTTAATAAATCTAATATACTTTTTGTAAATGTAGTTATAATTGAATTAATCTCTATAATATCATAAAGTGTTGCTTTAAAAAAATTACTTCCGTTTAGTATTAATGCTTGAAGTTTGTTCATATTAGTGTTAATTATCATACGGAAGACCATTTGTTTATCTTTGTTTAAATAGTCTTCTATCTTAGAATAAAATGCATACTGTAGACTAGAAGATGAACCTATTTGTCCTTGATTGGGAAATCCATAATATGATGAATTATTGTATGATATAATACAAATACTTTGAGTATAAGCAAGAAGTGTATCAGTCATTTATAATTAGATTTATTAAAACTAATATTAGATTTAATAAATATGGAATATGCAACAGATTTGTGGTAAATCATGTAATGATCAGTTCATCAAGCACGTTGGATACAGCGAATCGTCGTGTATGAGGAGTTTTTATTCAAAGGATAATATTAATAAGATGTCTTGTAAAATAACGGAATTGCTTATGGGAGTTAATAAGGATAATCTTCCTATTATCGTACCGGATAAAACTATATGTAGTTATGTCTGCAGTATACGAGAACTTTAGACCGGAAACTGGTGATATCTTGTTATTTTTATCGTCTTTCTTATTAAGCAAAATAAAAGCAGATGTTCCTGTAAATATAGCGGAAAAAGCTAGCCATATTCCAATAAAAACTTTTTCTTTATGTGTTAGATTCATTTATGTGAAAATATAATAATAAATATGTACAAAATCCTTACTAAATGTCTTTGTATAAACGAAGAAATTAAAATAAACGATGATATAAATATGTTCGAAAATTGTACGGGAGATAATGTTCCATGGTTATCTTTGAATGGAATTACCTGTCAATGTAAAGTCGTTGATGTATATGATGCAGATACTGTCACGATTGTGTTACCTTTTAACAACGAATTATATCGAGTTAAGTGTCGTCTATTGGGAATCGATAGCGCAGAGAAAAGAACTAAAAACCTAGATGAGAAGAAAGTAGCATTAGAGGCAACAGAATGGCTGTCTGTACTAATTAAAGATAAAGTTATATGGGTCAAGTGTGGTAATTGGGGTAAATACGGAGGGAGAATGCTGGGTACGTTGTATATGTCAGAAGACGAAATGGAACAAGATCGTAGCATAAATTTACAGATTGTAGATAAAGGATTTGCGTATACATACGATGGAAAGAAGAAGAGAAAATTTGAAGATTGGTATAATAAAAAAAATCCTATACAATAAATGGGTGGATCACAAAGTAATGAATATCAACCAAAATATAATCCAAAAGAATACACTAAACGGAGACCTGGTCAAAATATTTACGGAATTTACGAGAATGCTGTTTATTGGAGAGGAAAAAGAGTAAATGGTGCGCATGGTCTATCGTTCACAGATCTTGGTTTTGGATACGGCAAAGATGATAAGAACGTCTTTTATAGTGGTCAAAAAATAGAAACTAGTGGTGTAGATTCTTTCCAAGTTTTTATTAACGGGTATGCAAAGGATGACGATGATGTTTTATATGATGGTAATATATTACACGGGGCAGATGTAGAGTCGTTCAGAATGAATAAAGATGGTACTGCAAATGATAGACAATATAAATATTCTTATGGTAAACGGATTGGAAGGAAAAGAAGATCAAGATCACGTAAAAGGTAATGTAATTATATATCAAAATATATAATTAATCTAAAATATTTGGTGAGATATGCCATATCCGGAACAAAAGGAGCATGTTACCCAACCAAAGCAACAACATGATGAGCATTTATATTCTTTTCCATTCTTCATGAGTATACCTCTTCCATTACAATTGAGACATCTACGTCGACCTTGTCCATTACAAAACAGACACTTGTCAAACTGAGATATTTTTACAGACATAGGAATAGTAACTTTCTTGAGACGATCTGGAACACAAACTGAGAACGATCTAGACAATTTTAGTAACAAACTCATTTAGATAGTATATGTAGTTTTTTAAACCAAACGTAACCATTTATTTCAATCTATTATACTAACCTTTCTTCTACGTTGATGTGGCCGGGGAGGCGTTCTTGATGCTGTAACGCCTCTGCTTAAAAGACGCGAACTACTATTTCTACTATTTCTACTTACAGATGGATTCATACTATACGTCATATCATCAAGTTCAATCGAACTTTTCCCTCTACGAGATCGTTTCTTTTTCGAACTATTCATATAAATTAGGAAACCTATTCCACCTAGAAAAAGAAGAATACCAGCTACAATAAGAATAATAGTACCTGTAGACATTCCACTTGAAGGAGGAGTAGGGGGAGTAGGGGGAGTAGGGGAAACTGTACAATTTTCACCAGTCCACCCTTTATCACAATGACACACTGTCCCATAGCATGTACCGTGTTCTGAACATTTTTCACATACTGGTTTCATGTCATATACTAATGCAGATGGATCACCAGATATAGTGAAACCTGATTTATCTTTATTCCAAATAAAAGTAGTTGCATCTTTTTTGTTTGATGTTTTAGGAATATCTCCTCCTTTATCTTCTCCACCTATATAATGTTTATCATCATTTGAGAGAATAAAATACTGTTTATTCATTTATGAATAGCAATGATAATATTTATTTTTTCTATTAGTTGACGTTTGTCCATCTAGGCGCATATCTTTGTTCGTTTCTCTTACGCATCTGCCGTGCCATGATGTCTTCTCGATGAGATTGAGTATCTCTTAGAAAAGATGAGCAATTGTCGTTATCACTACATGCCTTATTGTCTAAAATAGGATCGTATTGATCTTCTGGTATACGGTCATATTGGGGTTTCATCCCACCCATTGGATCCTTATACATTGTCCCAACAGACGTAGCTTTACTATTAAAAATTGGTTCATGGAACGCATCTTCTCTGTTTTTACTGATATAATACACAAACTGACCAGCATTTATATCAGCATAAGATTTGTAATATTGCCCATATCCGTCTAAGCTTTTATCAGTTGTTAAAGTATTTAGTTTTGTTACAGAAGTAAGAGGGGGTCGGTCTAATTGAAGCCATGTACCACCCTGATTATAAAGACGTGGATCAGAATTTGAATACGTTACTCTAAACGTAGGATCAAACTTATTGTTGCTAACGACACCTGGATTTAAGATAGTTCTTCCCGTCTGTCTATCAGGGACTTTTTTCACCTTAAACACACTTTTAGGATTGTAATCGTAGTATTCAGAAAATTGGCAATCACGTACTGACATATTGGTAGGTGGACCTGTTGGTTTAGGATATTTATTACTTTCGCATTCCCAACAATTGCATGAGGATTTAGGATAGTTATGAATAACGTCAGTCATTTATATTATTAAGTTTTATTTTTTTCAAATGGAATTTCCATTGAAAAAAGAAATATTCTTATATTCGTAATCTATTTATAATTTAACGTGCTTTCCTCTCCAAACCGAACGCATTACAGGGCTTCTACGGCGAGGTGAGCGACGCTTGCGCTTAGCTCCAGGCTTCTTCTTGTATCCACCTCCACGTTTCTTACCATGGTGATGGGCGGTTCCTCCTGGACTGAAGTACACATGCTTGGCACGTACACTGCTTCTAGGGGAACGTCTACGCGATTTGCGTCTACTTCTACTTCTTACTTTTTTTTTGCTCCGGACTTCTTCTTGGATACACGGGAGCGTCTGCGGGAGCGTCTACGGGAACGACGCTTGGATCGGCGACGAGAACGCTTACGAGAGCCTTTCTTGGCTCCGGACTTCTTCTTGCATCCACCGGACTTCTTTACACCGTACTTGCAACGACGCTTGGATCCACGGGAACGACGCTTGGATCCACGACTACGCTTACGAGAGCGGCGACGTGAGCGTCTGCGGCTGCGCTTACGAGAGCGGCGACGGGAGCGTCTGCGGCTGCGCTTACGAGAGCGGCGACGGGAGCGTCTGCGGCTGCGATTACGAGAGCCTTTCTTGGCCCCGGGCTTCTTCTTGCATCCACCGGACTTCTTTACACCGTACTTGCAACGGCGCTTGGATCCACGGGAGCGACGTCTGGAACGACGACGGCTAGGGCGACGGGAGCGTCTGCGGCTACGCTTGCGAGAACGACGTCTGGAACGACGACGACTGCGGCTACGCTTGCGAGAACGACGTCTGGAACGACGACGACTGCGTCTGCGAGACCCCTTCTTGGATCCGGGCTTCTTCTTACACCCACCTGATTTTTTGACGCCATATTTACAGCGTCTTTTGCGTGAAACACGACGAGAACTTTTGCGTGAACGAGATCTTCTTTTTGGCATTTTTATTATACGCAAGATAAAATAAAAAATACGAAAAAATTTACTTTGCAGATTTTTCGTTAGAATCGTTATCCTTGTTTTGTGAATACAGAAGTAGTTTGTCGATTATCTCCACATGTCCAAGAAACATCCTCTTGCAGCAATATCGACGAAGACCAATCTCTGCAAATGCATCACTGGTGCTCATCCCGGATTCAAGGTGGGTTTTGTAAGTTTCCCACTTGTTTCCAATAATCTTGTTACACGTAAAACACCGGATCGGAATCATCATTGTTGCTAAATTTTAACACTTTTGTTTTAAAATTTCAATTGTTTATTATACTCCCCGTTTCTTCCCGACATTATCATTTATAAAAACTTTAATCTTTTCTAATTCTTCTGGTTGTCTGAGAGTATTTCCGTAACAATTTACAATAGAATCTATTCCAAACTTACCGTGAGACCAAACACCTGTACTATCTGAATATCTCTGGAAAAATGTTTGAACGTTTTCGTTGTCACATGTGCAATGAGAATAAGCGCCTTGACCGTAATCTCGCATTCCAGACCTTCGCAATATTCACACGATTCACACGATTTTTCATATCCCGTACGCCATGTAAAAGACAAAAAGGTCGATTAAAACCACTCCTCTCATAACACAATACTCCATATCTTTCGGATAGATTCCATTTAGATAATCTGTAAAACCTACAAAAGGTGTTTTGAATGCAAGTATTGAAATATCTTCAATTGATACTCTATCTGGAAGAACCTTGCTAAAGAATTCTTGGTCAAAAAAATATCTGTCATTTTATACTCAAAAAAGATAAACGGATCGATGTTCATTATATAAGCATGAACTGGTTTAGGTAAAAATACTCTTCTGTTACCAGTTAGATTCAACAATGTACATTTTCCCATATGGTCCATCCTTGGTAAGCATCCTTATCACTATCTAAATCAAATGCATTCATATTTTATTTGTAAATATGTATGTTATTAAATTAACGTTGGAAAAATCCCCTCTTGTCCTAAAGGATTTGAGGGGATTTTTCAATATTCTTTGTTTATGATATTCTTACTTACTTGATCGCAACCTTGATGCCCATTGCCATCAACTCCTGACAGAGAAGCTTTGCAGCGTAAGGCATATTCTTTCGCGTAACCTTGTCCTTTCGGCATGCCACGCATTCGTCCTGTGATGCTGTGATCATTCCACACTGATCACAGACAATAATCTGATACGGATCGGAACAGTCGAACAACCGCTCCTTAAGGAATCGCGATGCTCCGTGAGCAATCATGCAATCACGTTCCATCTCACCAAAACGGAGACCACCATCACGGCTACGACCCTCCAGAGGCTGGCGAGTAAGAGTGGTGACATGACCCTGAGCACGAGCGTGCATCTTGTCTGCAACCATGTGCTTCAATCGCTGATAGTACGTGGGACCCATGAAAATCTTTGCCTTCACTGGCTCTCCGGTCATACCGTTGGTCATCATTTCCCATCCTGTACGCTCGTGGGCATTACCCTGTTCCATGCCAACCTTTGCCAACAATTCACATATCTTCTCTGCTGCGTTTCCTGTGCTGCTGGAAGTGAACGGAGTTGCGTCTCCGTAGGTACCGCCAATAGCACAAGCCTTGCCAAGCACACACTCCATTAGCTGATTCACAGTCATACGAGAAGGAATACAGTGCGGGTTGATGATGATGTCTGGGCAGATGCCGTCTGCGTTGAAAGGCATATCCTCCTGTTGGTAGATCGCACCAATAGTACCCTTCTGCGCTGCACGAGAAGCAACCTTGTCTCCAATCTCTGGTTGTCGCTGCTGACGGATCTTTACCTTTACCATAGTGTAACCATTCGGAGTGGTCGTCACATCAACCATGTCGACAATACCCTCCTCGCCCTGCTTGATGTCTATACTACAGTCTGTCATGGTTTCTTCACCAGACTTGGAACTCTTAACCAAAGTCTTTCCGATGATGAAATCACCCTTCTTGACATCGAGACCCTTTCGAACAACTCCACGCTCGTCGAGAAGACTGAAGTTCCCATTCTTCCGACGAAAGTACCCAGCACCTCCCTGCTTGATTCCAACGGAAGACGGGGGAGGAATACCAATTGTCTCGACAGTGTACATACCACCCTTCTTCTCCACATCAGAGACTGTGCGATAAGAAGTCACTGTGAACATCCCTCGGTCGATCGCTGCTTGACTCATGATAACAGAATCCTCCTGGTTGTATCCAGTGTAAGCCATGACGGCGACAATTGCGTTGATACCAGAAGGCATATCGTTGAATCCCATGAACTCTGCTGGTTTTGTACTAACCAGAGGACGCTGTGGATAATCGAGAACATGCACAATGGTGTCTGTGCGCTGCTGATAAGAGAGAGCATAGATTCCAAGTGCCTGCTTGCCCATGGAACACTGGTAACAGTTACGAGGTGAAGGACTGTGATCCGGAAAGGGAATAGCGCTAGCCATCACACCCTGCATCATGCTAGGGTGAATCTCACAGTAATCGTTCTTCCACTTGTCAATCGAGTCTGGTGTCATAGCAACAACGTAATTCTCGATCTCTGAGCAGTCAATATATTCAATCAAGTTCTTCTTGACAAGTTTGTTCCACTTGTGCCCAGAAGACTTCTTGATGTTCAAACCATTCTCGCCAACAGTGAACATCGGGCGGCTCCCTCGACCAGCGTCGCAGAACACACGGACAACATTGTCAATCATGTCGTATGTCACTGAAACATCACCGTCCAGGCGACGAGAGCGACGAAGCTGAATAATCTCCTCGACAAGAGTGTCGGGATCCTGTGTCATTCCAACAAGGATCCCGTTCAGGAACACATGCGAAGAATCACGAATGTGTGCAAGATCGAGATCGGCAATGGGAGTAATATTCTTATTCTCTTCCAGAACTTCCTTGGTCAGAGCAGTTGGGATCTTCTTCGTCACTCGGGACAAGAGTGAGAAGTTGAGTACGATACCCGCTGACTGACCTTCTGGTGTCTCTGCCGGGCAGACAAACCCAAACTGTGATGAATGAATCTGTCGGATCTTGGCGTTCTTGCCCTCCTTGCCAATAGGAATGACAATACGCCGTAGGTGCGAGAGCGTGGCACCGTAAGTCATCCGACTCATCACCTGGGAGACACCTGTACGGATATAAGCGTTTTTCTGCACACCCCAGTTGCCTGTGGAGAAACAATGCTTCAACCCCATAGTAATACTGTTGGACTTCTTGATGATGGAAATCCCGTCCGGACGAGACTTCTTCTTCTCAAGAACAAGCTTGATGCTGTTGTTGAAGCGCTTGAACAGAGTGCGAAACAATTCGGTACACAGAATACCAGCAGTCTCGATGCGCTTGTTCGAGTAGTTGTCACGATCGTCTGGGTCCCGCATTCCGATGTGGGTTGAGAGAAGCTGGTTGACGATATGACCGAGCATCACAGCAATCTCCTTGTTGGTCGATCCAACACCCAAATGGGGGAAAATCTCTGTCTCACAAACCTGCTTGGCGTAAGTAAAACGCTTATCCTTTGCAATTGTGTGTATAGAATAAGTTCCGATATACTCGAGTGCGGCCTTCTGATCCTCGATGAAAAATGCATCGCGGATAATCAGTCGCATATACTTTTCAGTTTTCTTTGAATCAAGACTGATAAACTTGATAATATCCTCTGGGTCTGTGAAACCCAATGCCTTGAACACAACACCAATCGGTATCAGTTCCTTGATATACGGAAGAGAGAAGACGATTGTCCGGTCGTCAGTCCCCATCATCGCCTTGAGTTGCACAGAGTGACCAGTCTCCTCTGACATGCTGCGAATCTCTGCGATGTGGGTATATTTCTCTCCGTCCTTCTGCTTGAGGACGATAGGCTGGTTGTAATTAGCCCGCAACTGTGCAACGATGGCACGTTCGTTACCCCGAATAATAAAGTACCCACCATGGTCGTTCTCACATTCCCCGGCCTTGACACGTTCATCTTTGGTCATGTTCGTCAGGGTACATTTGTCGGACCGCAACATGATAGGAGTGCGTCCAATCACGATGCGACGGTGAACAGTCTGCTCAATAACCTTCTCCTCTTCGTACAAAGTCTCTGTGATGTCACAACAGATGGCAGAGTCGTAGTTCAGGTCTCGCCTCCGTGCATCCCGTGGGCAGATAGGATTGAGATTGCGGTCATCCTCGATAACACCAGGAGGGCACACATACACTTCCCCAAACTGGAGAGTGTACCTCTGTCCCTTCTTTGGGATGATCTCGATATCAGCCTCCTCGTCAATCACAGACTGAATGCCGTGATTGATGTAGTAGTTGAAGTGTTCGATCTGTTGATATACTAGTCCCTTCTTTTTGAAGAAGTTCTCGATAACTTTCCAAGTATGCTTTTCGTCGATGTGGTCAGACATGTTTGTGAGTTTTATCTCTTTTTATCTTTTATTTTCAATTTTAAAGTTCTCCCTCCGTATATCCGTACGAAATCTCCGACAATTTAAAAATTGAAAATAAAATCAAATTTCAAAAAATCTAACAGAAAAATGGTCTTTGACTTCTCGAAAATTAAGCATATCCGCAAATCTGAGGACATGATCTTCAACGTCTTTACCAAGTACGGCATCAACGACAATACTTCTTTAAAGTTCGTCCAAGATTATTTGGATGAATTCCCTGTTCACGACAACAGTTCTTTCATTAGTGCAACGAAACTCTTCAAAACAACGGATTTACCAGAGGTCCTGGCATTACTCACTGAGGAGAAGCACTACGTTCGTAAAATGGAAGAGAGTATGGACAAGGCTGCGATGAAGAAGATTCTCCTCGATCATCCAGGTGATCTGGCTGGAGCGCTTACAGCTATTGCTAAAATGGAGAAGAAGATGGGTGAGTTTGTTTACCTCACTCCTTATGGTGTTGTGAGATTGATGGAGAATGACTGCAAAGATTTTGAGACATCGGATCTAAAGGTGTTGTTCTATAACGTTCTTCTTCTATGTGCATATGAAAAGAACATGAAAGAGAAGAATCCAGTAGATCGTGTAGTATATTAAAATTGAAAAAGAAGATTTTGTTATTCCAGAATAACAAAATGACTCAAACAATTTATACCGATGGATCATCTATTCCCAACCCCGGTCCTGGTGGTTGGGCTTTTTGTGCGTTAACAGATTCAAGTGACAATAGTCCATATGAATGGCATGTTAGTGGAGGTGAACCACACTCTACGAATAACAGAATGGAACTCACTGCTGTAATCGAGGCGTTGAACTTTTTTCCAAATAAGAAGAAGTTTCACATCTATAGTGATAGCCAGTATGTAATAAAGTGCGCAACGGGTGAATATACAAGAAAAAAGAATACAGACCTATGGAAAAAATACGAGATATCCAGTCACGGCAAAAAAATAAAATGGACATGGGTAAAGGGTCATAGTAATGACAAATACAACGAAATCGTTGATGTTCTAGCAAAGAAAGAAACAAAAACGAAAAAATAACAAAAAAGTTTTTATTTTTATCTTGAGTATCAATAAAATGGCACAATATAAAAGTGAATATACGAACTCTATGGTCGGCAGTCCCGGCTGTGCATACAAAACAAGTTGCTCAAGTGGAGGCCCAATAATGACACATCTAAGTGGAGACCCAATAATGACACATCTAAGTGGAGACCCAACAATGACACATCTAAGAAGACCTGGAACAACTTCAGGTGTATTTTTAACTCCTGATTACGCAGGTATCGGCTACGATGCTCTTACTCATGGTGTTTCTAGTGGATGCCAGCAATACTTTAACATCCAAGATGCATACGGTTCTGGTGCAGGTAACTGCATGACCTCGTACACTTCTCGCGCATGTGGAGGATGTAATGGCGGTGCCGTAGGTAAAGGAATGGACTGGGTTTGCTCCACTGGAAAGTGTGTTGGTGTACACAAAGGAGCTCAGAGACCCCCTGGTGATGTGTACCGTACTAAGCACCAATGCCAGTCTAACTGCAAGCCCATGCCAGGTGAAGGAATGGACTGGGTTTGCTCCACCTCCCAGTTGGGAGGTGGAAAGTGTGTTGGTGTACACAAAGGAACTCATCCATATCCCCCTGGTGTTAAGTACCCTACTTCTTACCAATGCCATGAAAACTGCAAGCCCGGGCAGCATCGTTAGATACTTCTCATAATTTTTTAGTTATAATTGATTCAATTATAACTATTTATTCCTCGTGACTTCTTCTGTTTTGCTGACTTAAGAAATTATATCTTCTTTTCTGCTTGTAACGATGCCCATCGTATTTATGATCATCCTCGTCTTCAGGAGATGCTCTTTTTTTAACACTAAAATCGATCGGAAAATAGCCTATTTGACTTAATTTCTTATATTTTTCACATGTGATTATATTATATATACCGAATATAACCAAGCCTATTGTAGCGACTACAGCCAATCCTAAAAGTATTTTATAACGTTTCTTCATTTATTAGACGCAAGTTAAAAACTAAGCGATGTATTACGATTTTTCTTATCTTGTATGATGCAATAAACCAACCATGCTGCAACCAATGCTGCGATAATACCAAGAACAATAAACACCCATACGGGACATTTTTTACCTCCACTGGAACCAACATAATTTTCTCTAACACTGGATTGGAAATTTTCCTTGTCGTATTCGACTTTTTTTCCGTTTTTATAAAAGTACATTTATTCTATATTAGAAAAAAATTTTAACAAATCTTATTCGAGTTAATTATATTTTCCACATACTAAACCTAAATCTCTAAAATTTCTAAGGACACATTCTACCATAACATTATTATCGAACATAATTTTATCGACAGTTAGCATCGTATCCTCTCTCTTGGTCTTGAGATCAAATATGGTTTTTACAACTTCCTCCTTCACCTTTTGAATTTCTGTTAGCTCTGTATTTAACTTTGATAATTGATGAGATTTCTCGATATCGTTGTGTAACCCCTTTAAGCCTTGGTTATTATACTTTTCGTTAAGTTCATATATCTGTTCTAACACACTTTTTTCTGATTTATTTATCGCTGCTAGCATCTCAGTGGCCTCTTTGAGATACTTTTCGTATTCCACTTTTTTAGAATACGCATTGTCAGAAAATTCAACCATCGTACTTTTCTCATCTAATAATCGTTGTAGAGTTCTGCTGTGAGTAAAATGATTCTTATCTAGGATATGATAAAGACCTTTCCGAATAGTACCCATATTTAACATTAAGGAATCCATCTTTTCATATAATAACTCTAAATCACATGTTACAAAGAGTTTCTTACATGCTTTTCCACGATACTTTTTGATAGAAAAACACTCAATACTATCATCTCTTTTTATAGAGCATAGATAATTCTTATACATAATAGCGATCTTGTACTTGACATTCTGAACACAGAATCTCAATCTTTTTAGCTGTCGAATAATATCCTTAAGTTCTTTAAGATCTTCTGATGAAATATCCTTGATAGTTATCGATCTCTTATAGTTTTCTTCTAGATGATGTCCTATATTGTTACCCTGAACTGTTGGGCTCATCTTAACATCTATTTCTTGATACTCGTTCTCAACTGTATGTTCATCTGGTTCACCTGCATAATCATCAGCGGTATTATTTTCGCTTTCATCAAGATCGACATATTTTATCTTAAATACACTACTTGATTTTGGTACAACAAACTTATACTTGGAAGGTATATACAAAAGAAAAGTATCAGCATCTGTAATGGAAATAATTTCCATATATACTACGACACTGTGCATAACAAAGTAACGGGTCGGAACAAATCCCTTTAACGATAATAATTTCTCTAGTTTTGATATAGACAAAGGCATTTATATGTGTTTCGATGTTAATTTTAAATGCTAAAACGATTTAATAACACTGTTTGTATGTTAATAAATAAATGCAGAGTCAAGTACAATATACACAGCAGCCTCCTCAACCCGCCCAGAATATGGGAATGCAGCAACAGCAGCAACCTGTTGGAGATGTCATCGAACAGTTACCGGCTGATATGTCCGTCCCTTCACATAATGAGATTAGAATTGTTGATCAACTTTTCCAACAAAAGAAAGGTATCTTTGATCGTATTTTAGGCCAAACTAAAGATATAGTAATTTTAGGAGGACTTTTCATAGTTTTCTCCTTACCATTCATCGACAATCTTATTAAAAAGTTTGTTACAGCAGCAGGGACATCCCCTTACATTCTAATCGGAATCAAAGCACTTCTCTTTGTTTTCTCATACTTTATTATCAAGAATCTATACTTGGCACGAAAAAAGTAATTACTCAGAGTAAAGAAAATAAATATATCGTCTGGTTTACACTTCCTAACATTTCGTCCCTAATATTGGATAAATCCTTATCAAAGGGTTGTAAAATTGAAGATAGACTATCAGACAACCATTCTTTGAATGCAACAAGAATTTCTGTTGCATTATCGTCTTTTTGATTATTAAAACTAATCGTACCACTTTGAGATGTAAGTACAAGACGCGTGTCCCGAGAACCCTGTAACGTTTCCATAAATCTATCAATTTGTTCTGTAATTGAAGATATTAAACGATCGGAAGCCTTGTGGCGTGCATAACTAGTAGTCTGCCAGTGATATATTTTTAGTTGATTCCTGAATGCAAGAAAAATCATCGCGATCTCTCCTATTTGTTCGGGTCTCATTTTATCTTAAACAAGATTAAGATTTTTTCTGTCGAAAATACGCAAACAACCCAATAGATATAACTCCTCCTCCCACTAACCCAGCAATCAAAAGACTCTTATAGTTTATCTTTTTAGTAATCACATTATCTTTATCTATATAATCGTCGCATAGAAAACCTGGTTTTATAAACAGAAAAAGTATAATTAATACCACTGGTGGTATTATATAAAAAATAGGAGATTGGGTATTAATCTTGGGTATCACCGCTGTAATGTTACTGAAAGCACTTTTAGTATCACTTTTAGAAGGTATTCTTGCATATTGACCTACACGAGCTCGTAGTTCTGACATTCTTTGTGTATAATCTGGAGTTGTCATTTTATCTGATAGCTTAATTTTTTAAGATAGAAAATTGAAATTCTTATATTATGCGAGTGTATAATATAAAATGTTATCTACAACACCAAGTACGACTTGGATATCTGCCACGAACTGGCGAATATATTTCGATGATGAGAAACGTTTTGTTGTCGAATCGTGGGAGTCCGTAAAGGATCAGGCGTCCTTTAAGCGTAATTCTATGGGTCCGAAGAGTTATTCAAACAACCTGCATGATGAGTTTACACGGAAAATATATTACCCAATATCTATTGAAGCAGAGAAGAGTGAATCGGGAAAGATTTTGTTTCTTACTTTCAAGATTAGTGACACAAAGGTAGTTATGTGCGACCCAAAGAGAAAGTACCGTCATAAGAAATTTCCGGTTCAGACTTCTAACGAGATTAAGGAGCTTGTAGAGTTTGTTACCGAACGTGGATTACATTAAACTGAATTATACATGGATTGGGACTGTGTGTATACAACAGTACCACCGGATATCATCGAAAAGAAGACAGCAATAGCTAAAGCGTCCCAGAAATTAAGTTTCTGGAGATCAGCTCCTTTGACCTTTTTCATTAGAACGCTGTTCCAAATAACCATAATAAGAAGGGTATATATCGCAACCATAGCAAGAAGAATTACTAGCGCAATAAGAAGAGAAGTTCCGGATGTAGACATTTATTATATTGGAAGATAATAAATGTTAATCAAAACGAAAGAATTTGTAAAAAAGTTGAACAGTCGTTTGTATCAATACTCGTTTAACAGAAAAATGCCTTTATCGTTAAAAGGTAGTTTTCATTACACACACTTTATCTCAGACATTGATTTTACTGCATATGTGTACTTTAATGAAAAATTTATCGAAATTCTTATACATAAGCTTGAGAGGTTAAAAGATTTTAAGTTTATGTATTTAAATGCAGGTATTGATATAGATTTTAAACTTCCATGGGTTATATACCCAGAATGGGGGTGTGATTTTGATCTTTTAAAAGTTCGCAAATGGTTGGCAGATTTTAAAGTAAAGAAAGTTATCCCACGTGACTCTTACATCGAAATAGAAAAGATTTTAACGAAAAGAAAGTTGCTCATGGGTGATCTGATAGATGTACAAGAGATTCTAGATAGATATAACACCGTAAAGTGGTTTCTACCAGACATTAAAAAAGGGGTGAAAACTATCAAGGGAACTACTTATGTATTATTAGACGAGTTGAAGAAAGAAGTTGGACCTGTTTTGAACAGTATATATATTGACGGAAAAGATATTGTATCTGTGGATATTGGTCTTGTAGATAAAAGATACAGACATCCCATTTGGTTTAGAATGTATAAATACTATACAGAGAATTGGTATAAAATACTTAAAAGCTATAAGAAGCTTATAAGCAAAGACTATGAGTCTGAATATAAACAAGTAATATCGACCCTTGAATATGATAACGCCCTCGTTGCTCAAGCTAGCTTACTTAATTCTTTAATGAAGTACAATGTCGTTGATCAACAACATATTAACTATGTTGCTCAAGACTTACAGAAAAGATTAGAAAAAGAGGGGATTAAAGCAAAAAATTTAAAAGATGTTGTTTCTATTCTACAGAAAAAACTTGATGAAAAATCTAAACCATATGTGAATTATTTTCTAGATAAACTATCTGCTCATGGTAAAATTAAAACATACCAGCGATTAAGATTAACAGAAGTAGCAAAAATACCAACGAGTACAAAAAAATTAAAGAAAAGACGAAAAGCGGGTATAGAATGCCCATTTTTTGAGTCTAATATCGATCAGCATATCAGCAATATATCAACAAGACTATTATGGGACCAAGAAAAGCTTCGAAAGTGTTTGGAAAAAGAAAAACCAAACGATAAGGAATTCTCTCAATTTGTAAAAGAAACTTTTAATAATTCTCCTGTTTCAAGATTGTTTTTACATTCTAGTAAAAGTAAAAACTCTATATATGTTCGCGGGGCACTCACCAATGCGGATAACAAAGTGTTGGAAAGACTTGGAGAGAGAAAGAATGGGTATTATCAATGTGATGTAAAATACATCAAAAGATTACAGATATATCTTGTAACAGGGTACTGATTATATTCATACCTGAACATCTGAATCCCAGTAAGTCACACGACCATCTGGTGTCTTATCCTTATCTGCATCAGACTTTCCATAGATCTTCAAATCCTGTCCATAAGTGCCTTTTGATCCATCAGAACTAGCATAGTCCTTGATGCTAAGCCCGTTCTTGTTGTAAGCAACACGAGGAATGATACGAATACCTTCGAATAATCTTTCGCTTTCAGTGTCGCTGATACTCCCAGTCTTACGGTGTGGTGATATCTTAGCGTAATAAAGCGCCTCTGCTTTGATATAATTACCAATCCCGCTAATTATACTTTGGTTCATTAAGAATGATGTGATATTCTTATTCTTGTGTTTTTTGACCAAGTCTTTCCAAACATCGAGACTGAACTCTTCGGTGAGAATATCTGGTCCCAATTTGTCGAGAGCTTTCTGTAACTCTGAATGGTGAGGAGTAAACTCGAGAGTCGCAAAACACCGTGGATTCCTAAACCAGAGAACGTCCTTGTTACCTAGCTCAATGTACCACCGACAGTACTTGTCTTCGTAATCTTGCCACCTCCCAGTCATTCGCAGACTATGCATAATGTAAAAGTACCCTTCTTCATTGAAGAGAGTAAAATAGATGAACTTACCATTGCATTGAACGTTCTCAACGATGAGGGGTAAGTTCGCTTCAAATTCATCAAATCCATCTGGGGGTTTGTTCTCGTACTGTCCACTCGGAAAAACCCATTCAGTAATGACTTTGTTTTCCAGTTTGGACTTTAGATATTCTGTTGTAAGCTTAACTTCGGCTGACTCAGGCATGTTTATTTATTTCATAATAGAAATAAATAATTTTCATTTATTTTATTAACCTAAATTATTCTTAATCTTAATATGCTCACTCCTCATCCTCCTCATCCTCAATCAACATCTCCTCTTCTTCGTCGTCATCCTCATCGTTCGGATGAGCTGCAACAGCTTTTCCGCTGAGACCAAGAGCATTCGGGATGAACTTCTTTCCCGCCGCATTCTCGAAATCCTCGAGTTCCTCTTCCTTCTCATCCGAAGAAGTTCCCTGGAGCTCATTGAGTGCGTCCTCGATGTCTGATGGTGTACGAAAACTATCCTTGGATTCCTCCTTCTTGCTCACCTTCTTGGGAGTCTCCTCGTACCCCTTCTTGCTCTTAGCCTTGATCATCTTGTCCATCTCTTTTGCAGCAAGATTGAAAGACTCGAATGACTTCTCCTTTGTGCTACCGTCCTTACCAACCTTTCCGTGACAGGTGGTATAGGTCTCACCAACAACCTTGCACTCCCAGAACTTCTTTCCGGAAGCGGATGACGATGGAGCCTCCATGTAAATGAATCGTTCCTTTGGATTCGTCACGACTGACTTCTCGTCATCTGATGACTCGTCACCCTCGTCACCCTCGTCCTCGTCGTCTAGAGGAACAAAGGAGAATCCCCACTTGCGGCACTCCTCGATATCCTCCTCTGTCAGATCAATAAGCTTGTCATCAACGCACTTACCTACAACGGTGCGTTCCTTGGCAGACTTGAAGACTAGACCTGTCTCTGGATGCCAAAGTTTGTCAAGCTTCTTATTCTTTCGCAGGACGCGCTGTGTTGACTTTGCAGGAGAACGACTTTTGCTCGTCTTGGACTTGATAGTGCTTCGCTTCGGATCAGGAGAAGACTTTCGCTCCTTTGGTTCCGTACCCTCATACTTCTTGTGCCGAGAACAGTATACGTTACCTTCCTTTGCCTTTGCCCCGCATGTCGTATCTTGCTTTGCGCCCTTAATAAACTTGTATGGACAACCGTTCGGATCCGCTGAAGCTACGGGATTGGTCTTGGTTGTAGTTGCCTTCCCTGGCGACTTCATAGTCACAGAGATCTTTATTGATTTGGAAACATCGTTCCATAGTTCCTCGAGATCTTCAATATCAATCTCTTCATATTTCTGTGAGATGCACTGGACGTACTCCTCGATGGCGTTCTTAATCGCAGATTCGATTCCTTTGGTAAGAGAATTCATTTCTGTTTTTATTTCCAGAACATTTCCGGATTTTCAATTTTTTTTATTTCATTTTTACCGAAAATGAAATAAAAAATCATTCATTTTAAAGATTGTAACTACACATGCGTCTAATTAAACAGGAAAATAAATTATATAAAGTATATAAGGACAATGGTATGCCTATTCTTAATATTGTAGGGAAAAAACACGTTTATCCCAATAGGATGAAAGCAGAAGTTAACCGTTTATACAAAATTCGACATCTAGATGGTGTTGTCAAAATACATTCATATGATGGAAATGTGATTTTTCTTGATGAAATTGACGGAGAAGACCTTTACACTATCTTGGAAAAAAGAAAAAGATTTTCTGAGTATGAAACAAGATATATAGCTATACGTCTCTTAAGAATAGTAAGAAATCTTCACGTTATAAAAATAATTCACGGGGATATCAAACCAGAGAACATCATGTACAATGAAAAGACAAAAGATGTCATTCTTGTTGATTTCGAATATCATCGCCATACAGCTAAGTATGCTGCACCTGAAACAATACAGTTCAAAAAGTATGGGTGTAAATCTGATGTTTGGGGTATTGGTGCAACTATTTACACAATGCTCATGGGTCACAATCCATACAACGATAACAACCATCTGTTCTCTGGTATTTCATACCATGAAATTGATAAAAATATTTCTGTTGAAGCACGGGATTTCATCAATAATACTCTTGTGATTGATTATCATATGAGACCAACTATCCAACAGTGTTTCCAATATTCATGGATAACTAAAATGGGTATCGCATCGATTCAGCATGAAATTCCGACATACAAGAGAAGATTAACAACTCCTTCCCCTGAACCATGTGCATACATTAAACCTCTTGAAATTGAGTGTTCTATTCTAGAAGAGGAAACGCCATATTGCTGTCTTGTCTGTTAATTATTATTCTAGATTTATAGAATAATAAGGATAAATTAAAATGGAAAATTTAGTCAGACAATTTAACGAACATCCGTCCGAACAGAATGGATATGCTATTGTTCGCAATCTTCGCTGTATGAATGCTCATTATACAGCGGTATTGATAGGACAGTTTATCTCTAACTTGTACCCTGAGAGTATTAACATAAGATCAGGTACGGCAATTTCAGCATATTACTCTAAACAATTTCGTTTATCTTATGATTTATACTCGAAAAATTTAGATTTCGCTAACCTAACAGAAGAGGAAATTAAACAGATAAAACATAACAGACATTTCTCCACAAATCATATCACAAATGATTATATACACTACAACAAGGAATTGGTTGACCAAATTACTTCACGTCCCACTAGTACAGTTCCGATTATTACTTTCACTATTACATCTTGTAAAAGGTTCGATCTATTCGAAAAAACTATGAATTCTTTTATTAATTGTTGTATAGATCTCGACCGCATAGATTATTGGCTATGTGTAGATGATAATTCGTCTCCTGAAGATAAAAAGTCGATGCAAGAGAAATATCCATTCTTTACTTTCTATTGGAAAAATCCCAGTGAGAAGGGTCACCCACAGAGTATGAATATTATCAGAGACTCTGTAAAGACTCCTTATATATTTCATATGGAGGACGATTGGAAATTCTTTCACCGTAGAAATTATATATCTGATTGTATGGAAGTTTTGTCTGCTGACCCGTCAATAGGTCAGTGTCTAATCAATAAAAACTATGCAGAAACTATCGGAGATGAAAGTACAGTCGGTGGTTTAAGAGCCGTTACGAAAAGAGGGATAAAATTCTTTATCCATGAGTACACACCAGACCAGACTAGTAAAGATGCTTTTACATCAAAGTACAATAATAATAGAAACTGTGCATACTGGCCTCACTTTTCTTTTAGGCCATCCCTTCTAAAGAGAGATGTATTGATTGTATTAGGTCCGTATAATGAGGAAATATCCCATTTTGAAATGGAATATAGCCATAAGTATGCTAACAAGGGGTACAAATCGTGTTTTCTGGACGGAATATTTTGTCTCCATACAGGTAGACTAACCTCTCAACGTAACAACAAAGAAATCCCCAATGCTTACGACCTTAACGGAGAGACTCAGTTCTCTGGAAAGGAAGAATTGTTGAAAAAGAAGAAGCGTTTTGATATTCCTAAAGCGAAAACTTATGTAGTGAACATGGATGCGCGAGCAGATAGAATGAAAACGTTTGAAAACAATACTCCTATAAATTATGAGAGATTTTCAGCTGTTAATGGTAATTTACTAAAACCCAGTACTCAACTCCAGAGAATCTTTGAGGGTAACGATTATAACATGAGAGCTGGGATGGTTGGTTGTGCGATGTCTCACATCAAAATGTATATTGAATTGGTAAATTCTGACCTGGATATGTTCTGTGTCATTGAGGATGATGCAGTTTTTAGTCCAAAGTTTGTGGAGCAACTAAAGCATGTACTTGAGAATTTACCTGAGAATTGGGATCTTGTGTATATAGGACATCACTTGTATCCCCCGTATAAGACAGACGCGCACTCATCCGAAGGTTTACCTATTCTTGAGAAATGGGATCAACAGCGATCGAGACAACAATCGATGGGTGGTACGTTTGGTTACCTAATATCCAAAGAAGGCGCTCGAAAGCTTCTTGAATTTATCAACACGACTGGTATGACCAACGGAATAGACACTGTACAGCAAAAGGCCATCGGTGCCATAGACACTTACTATTGCTTACCACATTTAGTGTTTAGTGATTGTGTTCTACCAGGGCAAAAGGTTGATTCTGATATTCAGTTTAACATGAAGTCTCTTACGATGACAACTATTGAAAGTAATCCCGAAGAATATAAAGATCGACTAAAGAAAGATGGAGTATTTAATGTTGATGATGCGTTAGAGATAGTGAAGGAGAGACATTTTCAATATACAAACGACTGGTTTGGTCGCAATATCAATATTTCGATGAAGATACTTAAAAATCTATTCCAAAATAAACCAGTCAAGGTTTTAGAAATCGGAACTCATGAGGGAAGATCCTCTATATGGATGTTGGAAAATCTATGTAAACTGTCTGGATCAACATTTACATCTGTTGATCCATATTGTACCGATGATACAACGTCACCTGTTAATACTGAAACGTATAAACGATTTGCTCACAACATCAAACTTTGCACAGAGTTTGAAAAGTTCAATCAGTTCATAGATTATAGTTACAATATTATGCCTAAACTCATTGAGGAAAAGAAAGTGTACGATATCATTTATCTCGATGGAAGTCATCTGACACCAGATGTCTTTCAAGATGCTATGCATAGTCATCAGATGATAGAATCTGGTGGTATTATTCTTTTTGATGATGCAGGATTTGATGAAAATAAACAGGATGGTATTATGCCTGCTATCAATCAATTCTTGGCTAAATATCCTGACGAGTATAAGGTTCTTCTGAAAGAATGGCAATGGATGATACAAAAAATATAAGTCAATTTATACTAATTAGTATAAATTAATGAGCAGTTAAGGACAGAAATAAGAAATGTTTACACATACTTCTCCAGCAGAAGGTCCAATTAGACCACCTCCATCAGTCTCGACTTGTAGAATAATAAAGTTATCTGTTGTTATTGTATGGTTAGGAGTACCTGAGGTACCATTTTGAACGATAGGAGTACCCGGAGTACCTGCAAATAATAATGATGTATTAAGCGGGTGAGATGTATTGCTAACACCAGGAACAGATGGTGTTGTACTTGTAAATATTTCGTAATTTTGACCTGGTGGATCTGTGACAATCGACCCATTCGCATTCATTGTAACAGCTGTAACAACGCATCCAGCTGGAAGGATACCAACGTTGAACGGATTGAAATGATCATTCGGAACAACAGGGTTTGTACCTACATATTGATACATATTGTTAATACAGGAAAAACCTGTCCAGGTGTTGCGAAAAACCCTGAATGTAAATAATTTTGATGGGTAACAGCTTGTTTAGTAAACCCAGGTTCAAGTGCGCTTGAATCCCTTAAACTGTGGTATTCTATTTTCACGTCTTTCTATTACTAGACCAATATTAGACATCTATTTCTAGGAAAGATTATTTTATGAACATTTAAATTCCATTGTTGTAACTTTCCCATCGTTCTTCACCAAAGTAAAACCATATCCGTTGTATAATTTAACCAACTTTTTATAGTTCTTGCCCCTATTATCAACTAACAGTCTAGGGTTTTTATATGGACAAACGTCTTTAACTGCTGTCTGTATAGCTTGTTGAGCTATACCACGGCGACGATAGTTTGTCGCTACACATACATTCCAGATGACATTATTATTATCTATTGCTAAAAATCCAACAAGCTTCTTACGAGAAAATACCATCACCCATATCTTATCATCTATATCAGGTACATACTTTTTGACAGCGAAGCATTCGTTCATTAGTTTTTGAATTTCTTTGAGATATGTTTTAAACTTTTCTTCGTTTCTCTCAGGTATGACCTTTTCTATACGTAGATCCTGTTTCTTAACAGTGGGTTTTGACACAATCTTCTTATGCCCTCCAGATGTGCCAGCTTGTCTGTCGGGTATTAACATATCAAGACCTTCCCATTTAGTATTTCTAAACCATTCCTCCATTGCTTTACACAAACCCTCAATATATCCACCCTGTCTTCTAGTAGACCAATACAATGCTCTTCTGAGATCATCTTTACTTAGCTCATCAATTTCCTTTGTAGTGTAGATCGGTTTTTCCTTCTTATTCCCTTTACCAAGATATCTATCATTTTTAACAAGCTTTCTCATCTTTGGTTCACTATCATTCTTCTTAAAGGAATCTGGGTATTCTAGTTTTAATGTTCTCACAGCTATTTTCATAAGAATAGGAACGCCCCAACCCTGTCTACAGTTTCTACCAGGGTAAATCTCTCTCCCTGCTATAAATGTTTCTAATTCTTCATCCATTTCTTCCTGTGTTATCTTACCCTTCTTTACTTTATCAGCTAGTTTCTTTGTTTCTTTCTCTTTTAGTTTTGCTTGTTTTTCCTTTTGTGCAATAATATTAACCATTGAGAAAACGCCTGTTTCTGGATTGTACTGACCATAATAACCCCATGGGTTCTGTTCCAGTGTGCCTTTTCGTGTTTCGATTTTTTCTTGAACCAAGTCATTATATTCATCACCGCAATCATCCCATTTACCATTTTCGTAACAACGGAGTATCTCCTCATCACTAAGTCTATTCGAGACCCATACGTCTTTGATCTGATGGATATAGTTGAGAAAGTAATCCAATACTAACTTTCGCGTAATTTGATTTTCCGCTACTTTCTTTTCCTGTGCCTCAACAGCTGCTTCTATAAATAGCTCTTGTACTTCATCTGGTACAGTTCTGATCAACTTTGCAAATGTATCGGGTTTTGTGATCTTACATATTATTTTAATAAACATCGGTAAGTTTTCTATTTGCACATCGTACAAAATTTCTAGGAATGTTTTATATGTGACTATGTTCGGAACTCTGGCGTAATAGTCAGAGAATGAGTCATGCTGAATCATAAGGCTATTAACAAGAAAGTATATGTTCTGATCCTCTCGTAGATACGACGAGAACCCGTACTTATTCTTTATAACAACACTTTCATCAATCATGTTTTTTAATGCTGTCAATACTTCAAAAGTAGTGTAGGTAGGAAATAGTTCAACTATATTTGTAAAATTAACACGAAAATGATTAGAAAATAGTTTGGAGATACCAACCATGATTTTCTTCACATTTGTACGGGAGTAAATCTGTACAAAATCTCTATAGTATAAATTATCACCACTTTTGTCAATTATCGTTCTTAATGCATTGTTAATTTCCGATTCAGTGTACTTACCCTCGAAATATCTAAGTATATCATCGAGCTCTAGTTCGTTATGTTGTCGAAAGTATTTCTCAAGATCTTTGCGTATGGATAATACTTTAGGATCTGCATAATATAGCTGATAGGTAGAATCATCGATTTCCTCAATTGGTAAACCATCTTCTATGTTCTTCATGTTAATACCATCACATACATAATCACATTCTTGATAGTCGCAACCTCTCGTACCGTCCTCTCCGGAGATATGATTACGATAATAATTTAATGAACAATCAAATGCTGCTTCCATCATATACCTCAATATACCCCGAATAGTGATATCCTTATCCTCCGATATTTCGTACATATACAGGTCAATGGAAAATACCTTATCATTTCGAGGCATAGCAACCAACTGTGATATACGGACTATTGGTTCTTCTCCAGTGTTTAATAATCCTTTATGAGAACCTAGACGATACCCACGTGCTATAGCTTGATCAGTTTCGGAATAGTTATACCATGGAGTTAAAATGTATTCTCGTTGTACATTATAGAACGAAACACCCTCGCTTACCACTTTACTACCAATCAGAACCTTTATAATATCTCCATGCATATTATCTGGTTGATTAAAACAGTTGATTATCTTGTGTATCTGTGTTGATGTTGCTTCGGATGTGAGGAATCCATATCTCAAAGCTGGTTTATTCCCTTCTTTTCCAGTGGCAGGACTAAATCCAAATAGTTTAAGTAATTGAGAAAATACGATGGAACCACTACCAGTGACCAATTCTGAATAAACAAAACATGATTCTCCGTTAGCGTTTAAGATAGATTCAATCACATTAGCGTATTTAGCAGAATATGTACGGAGATTATTCAATCTAGATTGAATAATTTTTTGGTATCTTGAAGAAGTTGTTTTCATTCCTTTGATTACGTATTTTTTAGTATCACCTTTGATAGCATCGGTAAGTTCATTAGTAAGAGAGAATGATTTACTCACATTTTTCTTTCCCCTACCAAGAAGCTTACTAACAGTAAATGTTTTTGATGATGTCTTTGTTTTTACGTACTTTTCGAATCCTTTTGAACGATCAATATTGTTTGATCCTGGTAACCGAGGTTGTCCATAAGATCCATCTGGAAATACCATCAACGATGCCTGCCTGGCATTGTAATGAACACCTGCCTTACCACGTTCATCTAAACGCACCGCTTCAGTATATGCTTTTGTCTGGAACTTGGACATTTGCACTGGTTCAACAATCAGATGTTTTAACTTTCCGACGTTCTTGTCACCAACGAATTCCTTCGTCACAGTTGATCTTATTGCCTTGATAAATGATATACGACCCTTAAAACGTTTCTTGAGAGTGTTGATCTTATTTTTCTTAACCGTGAAACTATTCTCTCCGTGTTGATCCAAATACTTTACAACAAACTTTTCTCCTGTTGGTAATTGTAGATCTTCTGGTAAAATAAGATTCATAACACTTGCAATCTCTTCTGGTGTATCTTTCATGGGAGTACCAGACAGTAGTAATATTTTGCAATTTTTAATAAGATGTAAGAATCTTTTGAATTGTGTATACATACTTATACGATCTCCTTCTGTAACATCCTGAATACGTAGATTGTGTACCTCATCAATAACGATGATATGATTAGAGTATAAGGTTATGATATCTGCATCTTTTGTTCTACTGAGATGTTTAGCAAATGTTTCAAAAGTTCCTGTAGAATAAAAATCCTGTATTAATTTTTTAGTACGGATTGTAGTTTCCAACTCTGTAAGTCCTCCTTTTTTCTTAGTCTCACCACATCCACCGACATCTGCTGTAAAACCTTCTGGTGCATATTGCCCAGCTGTACACTTGTCCCTTAATTCTTTAACAAAGTTCTGAAGAAGTCCCTGACCCTTAGCAAACACCATTGCACCTTTGAAATTATTATCCTCGTTCTTGATTTGCTCAATCGCTCCGATCGCAGAACAAGTTTTTCCTGTACCCATTTCATGAACGAGAAGAAGAGCGTCGTACATTGTATGAGAAGAAAGAAAACGAGCAATAATTTTTTGATGTTTCATCAATAGACCCTTTTGATCCGGGATTTTTTCTATTTCAGGTACCCCTTCTTTGAGTTGTGTTCTTTCCTCGTAGAATTCTCTTTTTTTGAAAATAGACTCGTAAAATCCATCATCGTAAGGATTTAGAAGTTCTTCTTCAGCCTTTTTAATGTTTGGATATTTTGGTAAAAAGTCCTCTATGTTCATTATCTTTTTGTTTGTATCAATATTTATTCTTAATACTAAAAAGTATTAAAAACACTGACTATCTATCGAATTAATAAAGATCCACCGATATCACTTCCATCATCTATAGGAACGGACGAATCTTCGTGAGATAGTTCCGCGTCAGATAGCTCAACTTCGTGTTTACGATCCATCGTTTTAGACTCTTTCTCTTTGGGAACAGTAATTGATGGTTCTGAATTATCTGACATTGGACTATTCAGGGTGGGACTTTTAGGAACAGGTCGCTTAGATTCCTTTTGATGATGTTTCTGTGATTCTCTTTGTGGCTCATCATACTCTGAATCGCTTCGCTCATACGCAGATGAATTCTCAAAATCCTCGTCACTACTGACATATTTTCCATCATCACTTCTATAAGAACGATCGCTTCTACGATCTTCCTCAGAATCTGATACGTCAATCTTGAGCTTCTTTCTGAGATCCTTTGGTAAGTACGGAATTAGATTAGGATATTTATCGGGAATTTTCTCTGGTCTGCAAAGATAAGTGTGTATCCTTTGAATAATAGAATCTTTGAATTCAAACTCGCGTTGAATTCTGTTACCAGCTAGCAGACGACCAACAATCTCATAGTGACATCCACCAGTCCACATAACAATAATCGACTTTCTCTTGCGGATATTCTCATGACTAGCATCTCTGTACGGCATGCGAGTACGAGCATCAATAAAGTAGATGTCTCTGTTAAACTTCTCTGAAATAAGACCGATGGTGTACGAATCAACCTCCATTGATGCGTCGTGTAAACTTTCGATATATTCATTATAAGCAGAGTTTTCAGCCTCGTCTACAACAGCAGTAACAAACAATTTAAGTTTATTAATATAATATTGTATACGTTCTTCCTTTAGCTGTCCCTCCAGCTTGGAGAACTCCTTCTTGTAATATCTGGTAGCATAATCAACAACTGTCTTCTTACATGCGGTAATACCTTCCTCGTTACACTTTTCATAAGAAGATGGTAGGATATTTTTCTCGAATCCCTTTTCAAGAGGAACCATTTCTGATACTAGTTTATATGCTTCGGTATCGCCCTTGGGATCTTTAATAACTTCTCTGATAATTTTTCTAACACTTTTGGTACGACCAGATCCACCTCGTGCAATGTATCTGTAAAAGTCTGAAAGAATGGTATTTACGTTCTCTTGGAACGGTATTTTGGCGATCAATCCGTTCGACAGACTCTCCCATCGACCCTTGTCGATCTTACGAGCAATCGAAGAACGGAGTCTTTTAACGAATTTCATCCGACCACCTGCATTCATAGATACATAGTCCTTGGAATACGCATGCAACAAAGCATGAAAAAAACAGTTTTCTACTATTAATCCTTCTACAGCATATGAATGATCGTCTTCAATTCCTAAAGTGTAAACATACTCAGGTTTGTCAGTGCTAATGTTATTGTCTATCACTCTCATATATAATATACCATCAATATATGCATAATTATTAACATAACCTGAATACTCATATGCAATTAAATGTTTCATTCTTTCATCCGTATATACCTTCTTTATTTTCTCGAGATTTAATCCATCTTTAAGAAAACGTATATATCCTGTTAATTTACCGCTTTGACTATTTCTGTATGATGCTGATACCCCTAATCCAACTGATCTACATAAATGATAAATTTCTTCAATAAGTTTAGGATTTGTCATAGTAACAGACACGTTTAATCCTGTGTCAACACATCCATCAGTTGATATTAAACCAGAAATAAATGATTTTATTAATTGACCATTTAAATTATATATAAAGGATGGTAGAGTTTTTCCAGCAAATCCTTTACCAAAAACTTTTTCAAAAATATAACCAACAATAGTAGAATTAAAAGTAATAGTCACTAAATTCTGGTTTTTTGACTCATATATAGTAGGATCGATACCAAACAAATCTCTGCCAGTTTTAACAACAAAATCTATCAGAGATTTGTTTTCTCGACAAGAACATATTGAAATACCTTTTTGTATTGTATCGTGTAATCGTGTTCTTGTTAAGACACAACCATCTCCATACCACATACCTAAAAACTCACAAAAATCATTGTCAATATTCCAGTACCTGTTTATAAATCTACTATTTTTATCACCAACCCCTCCTGAACAATCAGGCGATGAAGTTTCACATCTAATCTTGTCATCTATTTCCGTATATTTATACTCACACGTCGCCGAACGTGTTCTTGTCGATAAATAGTCCATTAAATCTAATTTGGTGGACATACTGGAGCCGTTTTTCTTTGGAACCATTATATAACAAGATTTATCTAAATCTTCTGTCTTAATCCACTTAGGTTCGGAAAACTGTTGTTTTCCTGTTTTTTGAATCGCCATAAATCTATGGTTATTTGTCACATGAATTGTAGGGGTTTTATATACATCTAGATCATGAACACGCCTATCCCCTAAAGGATTTTTATGCAATTGAAGAACCTTTTTTATATTTCCTTCATGTGTAATAACTTCATCATTAATTTCAACCTCCTCGATATTTTTAACACCGTCTTGTGTATACACACGGGTTCCTGCTAAGAAACACGAACCTTCTGCAATTGTCCCTGTGCGTACAAGTACGTCCTTCCCCTCTATCGGAGAATAGAAAACGACTGTTTTATTTACGGGTAATATAGTTAATGTTGCTAATTCACTACTCATTTTATTTGGTTTTTGTTTCTGTTTTTTTAAGTTGGGTATTTTAACAATTAAAGGTTTTTCTACCCCTAGATAAAGATGTCCTCGAATAATATGTATAATATTGCCAAACCCTTGGTTAAAGAGAAAAATTGGATGATTTTTCCTAACACCACCCTTTCGCAAATAAATACAATGGATTGTAAAGATGCAATAGAAGGTGAATGTTACACCGATAAAACATTCGATCAATGTATACAGTCATGTAAAGATAGTCCTGAATGTAATTTTGGATATTATATATCTAATATACAAGGAAGTAATAATATATGTGTTCCTCTAAGAGATGCCAATATTGATAGTAACCCGGTATACAGATTAAGAACTCAGAATATATATTCAGAAATGGATGGTACAGATTCAAAAGTATTCATTGATAAAACCATATATCCATTTCATCCGGAACAGGCAAATATTGTATTTTTTATGGATAATTTCCTGATTCAAAATACAGAAACAAAAAAATTTCTTGAAACATCTCCTATTTCACATGAAGAATTTGACCAAATGTCAACTCCTGTAAGTTTTGAAGAAAATGGTGATCTTATTGTCCAGGCATTGCATATACCTCCTGATTTGTCTGCAGATACACAATATGTCTCTATTAAATACGGGAATCCTATTGCTTTTAATATTCCAAATACTACATTGGTTATGAGACCAAATCCTTCAGATAACACAATGGAATGGATATCAAGAAGTTATGTTCTGTCAGAACCTGATGCATTCTATCTCAAACCTTTAACACCCGGTAGAGAAATGGGAGATGAAGTAAGATACTCTGATATTTTTAGTATACATTCAAATGTCTCCATAATAACCATCGATAAAGGTTCTGGTATAGAACGACTTTATTACGAATCGCATAGTAAGGCCAAAGACAAGGGCGCTAACGCCACTTTTCGCTTTATTCCTAAAATGAAAGGATGGTATTGTGACAACGATGCACAATGCACAGAAATACCTCTAGAAAAGATGGTTATTAACGATAAAGGGATTGGAACTTATAATGGACTGGCAATTGGTCGTAACCCTGGGTGTTGGGGTGTGTGCAAATATAAGGTAAAAAATCAACCACATCTAAAACCTCTAGAAGAATATAAAGAGGATGATGGGAAAAGATCATTTAATGCTTGGTATATTATTATACCAAGCATTTTAGTTGTAGTTGTCGTGGTTATTTACCTCCGAAAACATTAAATTTTGAATACATGTAATTCAAAATGCTTATCTATACCCTTTTGACAGGTGTCTGCTTTTCAATTGATCTCTCCTCTTTCATTTTTCCAATATGGACCCCTGTGAACTTGAATAGGATCTGTTTTAAATCTACAGGGAGATTGTCCAAATCAAAGTTAATATCATTGTCTATGAAGGTTCCGTTATACGGCAAGGTAAAACTAATGTTCTCCTCGTTATTCTCAACCTGGTACATCCTAATTAATGCATACACCAGATCATGTCCGTTCTTGTCGATTTTAGCTATTCTTTTGATGAATACTCGTTTTTGTGTCATTGTAAGATCCTTTTTTGGGAGATCTTTTATTAAACTATCGTAAAGAGGAAATTTACTCATTTCTATATTTTTGTTTTTATCATTTTAAATTCATTTTCCGGGATCATCCGGTTCTTCATCCGTAGCATTTCCTAAATCCTCAACTAACTGAGCCATATTGACACTTATTTCTCCCTGTATTTTAGGAGCATTATCATAATATCTTTGGTCCGATATCTTATATGCGGCGTCCATTACAGGATTAATAGGAATAACTCCGTAATCTTTTAGGCGGTTATTCTTATCCTGTGCCTTATCGTAAGATGTAACACTAGCCTTTTTTAACAAGCTAAGGAAACTTTGCATCGTGTTAACAGAAAAGATACCGATCTTATACAGGATCTCATCTACAGTTGTCTTGTCTACAATAACTTTCTCAGATTTTGTTACATTGCCTTCATTATCTGTAAAAGATCTCTTTAGAGTGTACGGTTCTGGGTCAGATGTTGACCAATATCTCCAGATGTGTACAACCTGTTCGTTTTTAGGCATTGGTTTACGTCCATCCACCATGTGAGACTTGTAACGTACAACACGACCAATAGCCTGTTGAATCTTCATCTCACGTGTAGAGGATTCAACAATATGCATATGTTGTGTCTCTAAAAGGTTAATACCCTCTGCTCCCGCTTCTGTTACGAGTAATATTTTAATCTTATCACCATATCTGTTCTTCTCGGCATTAAAGTCCTTAAGAATCTTTTTCCTTTTAGTATCTGAAATATCACCAGAGTATATTTCTGTCTTGATCCCACACATCTTGAATAATGCATGTAACATATTCACACCTGCTTTTGTCTTGAAAAAGGTAAAGACTACATGCTTTGATTTCCAATGAGCTAAAATATTGGTAATAACTGCAGACATTTTGCGAGAATAGACATCGACAAGTTTATGATTCGCAAACTGACGCTTATCAATCCAACCGATGTTTTGCATTTCGTACTCGGTTGTTACATGTTTTTTCACCTGTCGTTCAACTGTTTTCATAATCTTTTTAGATAAAGATTTCTCGTTCTTTTTTGTAAATACAACTCCTTCGAGTTTCAAACGTTGTAACTCCATATCGTATAGCATATCAACAAAGTATTTCTTTTTCTCATTTACTTCACCAGTTGGTTTGTACTTATATTTGAGAACTTTACCAATATGATGAACTTCATCTCGAGTTGCAGGAGTTTTAGAAGATCTGAACTCGTCTGGATAATAAAAATTAGAATAAAATCTGGACATAATGTATTTGCTTGCCATGATGAACTCTTCCATCTTATCATAATATGTTTTTGGATCCGTGCGCAATAATGATTTCTTAGGAGGGCCCTTTACTCTAATATCACTTTCCCATTCTGAGATGGACCAATAATTCTCGTTTTGTAACGGAGTCATACGTACCTGTATAGGAGTCTCGTGAATAACTTCTGGATAGTATCCACCTCCTCTACCAGGGAAATACGAGATTATACCACGTAGTTTGATAGCAAACATCTTTGGGTTTTTTGGTTTCACATTACCATCATTGTCAATAACAAACTTTGTCATAAAAGCTTCTCTATCCAACTCTCCATGTCTGATCATCTTGGTAAAACTACCAGGCTTAAGCAAATTACCGAGAAATGGCCATTCCCATATGTAGTTAAACACTGGTGTACCAGTCAGTGCTAAAATACGACAGTTAGAGTTCATCAACTTGTTATAAATAAGAGTAGCATGTTTTGATTGATTCTTAACACCGTTAATAAGATTGTGCACCTCATCAATAATAACCAATCCTCCATTAAGATCTGGGAGTCTCTCACCGACACTATAGTTGGTTGTAATAAAGGTGTAATACTTTTTGAGATACTTGGGTTTATACCCACACTTCTCACAATACTCTTCGATAAAGTTCTGACGTAAACTGCCAGGTGTCATAACAAATACTTTTTTTGTCTTTGAAGCGCGAATCATTTGATCGGAAATCATAATACTTGAACAACTCTTTCCAGAACCAAGTCTGTGAAACGCAACTATTCCCTTGTACTTTGATTTATTAAGAAAATAATCAAGTAATTCCGATTGGTGTTCTTGTGGACTAAATGGGGGATGTTTTCCAATATTACATTCGATATTTTCATAGACTCCATGTGGCATGTTTCTTTATTAATGATAAAGAAATCTATTCATAAAACACAATTATTCTCTTTTTGCAAATATACTTTTAATCATTTACCATATGCATCATCGAATTCTAGGTAACAAACCTTATCATCTTTTCCACAGAGAGGATGTCCTGTACAATACTCTGGAATTCCCTTATTGTCGTCCTTTACGTTCTCTGGTGCAAATTGTTGTTTACTTTGAACCTTGTTGGCTACTTCTATAACAAATCTTCTAATTTCTGCTCCATCGTGTGGACCATTATATCTCATAAAGGGTTTTCCTTGAATATAGAGAACTATATAAGGAACGTAGCTAATAGGTGCTATCGTATCTTTCGACATTTTGACACACTTTTTATTAGAACTAACGTTAATCATACCAAATTGACATCCTCCGATTGTTCCGGGGAGTTGTTTGACAATAGGTATTAATGTTTGACAATACTTACATTGCGTTGAATAGAACAGTATTAGGGAAAATCCGGGAATACCGTGACAGAGGATATTACCCTTGCTACCCTTGGTTACTGTGAAGTCATCCGAAGATAAAAATAGTAGACCGCTCATTTTACTTTATATCCTATATAGCATTTAAATCGAATTAAAATAAAAAATACAAATAGAACATATAATAAACAAAATGACAAACACGATTGAGTTATTTAATCCTAATGATAAACCTTTTGGTAGGCTAAGTAACAATGCGTATCATCCGATGACAATCGATGGAAAAAAGTATGATACTGTGACGAACTATATTTATTCTAACATGTTAACCACTCCCATGCTACGTAATATTGTACAGAACACTAAAATTCGAGGAGTTAGAGGGATAAACAACGATTTAATGGATGCAATCGATTATTTATTGGTGGGGAAACCTAAAAAGGAAGACCACCCAAAGCCCGTTACCAAAGAAGAAATAGAAAAAGCAAACAGAGAAAAACGAGAGGCAACGATAACTTATTTATCTAGAGTTACAGGTAAACCTGCAAGTAAGTTTGAATCGATGGATGCAAGTAAGTTATCTAGAACACATAAAAAATATTATAAAAAATATGGACACCAGGACGAGAATATCCAACAAGCGTGGGTCGATTACGCAAAAACTGGTAAACTCAAGGAAGCAGAGGATTTGGCAGATAAGAGTAGAAAATATAAACTTATGATTTCACAACAGGTCCGTCAACCGTTTGAATCTGTTGATTTGGTGAAACTTAAAAACCAGATGCTCATAGATTCTGCTAAAAATCAAATGGACATCTATCAGGTATATAACCAAAGTAAACACGACGAGTTGTTTGACACTATAAGAGATGCTATACATAAGGGATACGAAGTCAGAATGCAAAATCCAGATATTAAACGTATTCTTATTGGAACAGGGAATTTCCCAATCCAATACGAGAGTCCTGATCCATTTTTAGGTATTGGGGTAGATGGCAAGGGTTCTAACTTGGTTGGTAAGGTTCTAATGCAACTGCGTCACAATTTAAGGATACAGAATGATGTTGAACAACGACGTGCATCCGAACAGGCAAAGTATAAAAGCATATACGATACGTATCTAGCATATATGATATTGAGAACAGAAATGTTTGATAATAAAAGTCAATTAACAGAGTATTTAGGTTTAGGACCACAGCAAATTATTGCTAAATATGGTATCGGTAGATTGGTTAAAGGATTGCCTACACAGGATACTATTATAAACATGTACAATCGCGAAAAACTAAATCCTACTGTTATGAAGGAAATTTATCAACCAGGAACAATGGCTATTAATATAAGAAAAACAGGCCTTCGTCAATTGAGAAATCAATTGGAGGTAGATAAAAATACACTCATATTTAATTCTTATATAGAGTATATGATTAAGAAAAATTTCGAGGATAAAATAGAAGCAGAAGCAAATAGAAGATTCGATTCTCATGCAAAGACTGGGATGTCGAAAGCAAACATGAACAAATTCAGGGATGATATCATAGAAGAAATTATTGCTAGACAAAAGTCTGAAATGTCCGTTGAAGAATTAAGTAAACTACAGGAAAGAGTTATTGATCTATTTAAACTCGGAATGCTTTCTGCATCTTTATCAGATAGAATAGATGCGAACATTGCTCAGTTAAATATTCCGAGTGAAGAAGAAATTAATGAGGCAGAAATAGCAGAACTTCCACCTGCACCAATAGAAGATGTAGTTGCTGATCCTGATGAAGATGCTAGTTCTGTACCAAGTTCTGGGTCTTCTGATGGAAGCCCTGTGAAAAAAATGATGAAGAAGATCTTTAAAGAGGATAAAATGAAACGAGAGGAGATGATTGATATGATTATAGCAAAAAAAGGTGGGCACCGTGCAGATTATAACGACTGGACCAAGGAACAAGTCAAACAACGTCTAGAAGGGCTAGAAATTGAAAAATGGAGTAGCGGTAAAGCAAAGGATGTAGAAATTTCTCAAGCAGAGAGCGAAAATCTGTTCGTACCTGCTACTGGTCAACCCATTGGTATTTTTAAGGATGAAGCTGCTAATTCTCCCGAACTCAACACATTTAATCCCGAATCTTTCACTGGGATGTTGAGCATTGATAATATGTATTATCCAACTATTCAACATTATATGATTGTTCGCTTAATCGCTGTAACAGGAACTAGACGCAAAGTTGACTCTTTTGGTGTAGCAACATTTGAAAAAGGTATGGGAATAGTCTCGGCACATACATCTATCCTGGTTGATCCAAACAGTGCTAATTCTGATCAACCAGGTGCATATCTTACAATACCATTGGCAGGGGTAGTATACGATAAAGTAGAGCAAGAAACGAATACAATGTTGTTAAGTATATACACAGCAACATCTTTGAATAAGAAATTCGAGGATATGGCATTACAGGACTTGCTAATACTCACAGGGGATGCAGAAATAAGATGGAACAGCCCACAAAACTTCTATCTCGGTGCTGGAAATGATGAGTACCCAGGAAAGAATTATGTAGGAGTAACAATGATGGATATTAGAGAGAAATTAAATGAATCTAGAATTGGCAGAGAAGAAATTTCAATTGGATTGGAGGATGTGACTAAATTTATTAATAAAGATTCGTTCATTATGTCATGGGTGCAAATGAGGGTTCAGGATATGTGCGGTGTTGTATATAAACTACAACAGTATCTGCGAACTAAAGATGGTATAGATATTGACTTGAACGAAGAGGAAATGATGAATAAACTTGTTAAATTTACGTTGGATACTGTCTACCAACCATGTAGTTCGTTAGTACATTTATCAAAGAAGGTTGATTTCGAGGTACCTAACTTCTTTGTGAATATGGTATCAAAATATAAGGGTTTAACAACGGGTGTCGCACCTTTAATGATAACAGATAACAAAGGTAATTCACGTTATAACAAGGAAATTGAAGATAGAAGATCAGAAAATGCTCGTCAAATTAATGCACTGGAAAATGAGTTTTATGGTAGAAATAGAATTGAACATACAAATGAAGAAAGTGATGAATTTGCTCTACATCAACGAGAAGACTGGGCTAACTTCTGGAAGGATCTCAACTCGTCTGATGCATCTCAACAAGAGAAAAATGAAGTATTGAAAGATTTTAAAGAGCAACAAAAAGAAGAATATAACGATTTCTGGGGTATAGATACTGGTAAGAAAACTAAGGATGAGATTTCCAGGCATGAACACGAAATTTCAGAGCTGAAAAAGGAGTTTTCTAGATATTTACGTAAAGCTGAAAGTGTTGATAGACATTATTTCCTCGTTATGAAAGATGTTGCAAAGATATACTGGGATCGTATCGTTGTAATGCTATCTGCTCTTATCCAGAATGTCATACCTCCAACTGCAAGTAATATCAGAGATGTTTTAGTTAAGGTTGAGATGCTTAACTCTGAAAAGGCTAACTGTGTTCGTATTATTGCTAATGAACAGGATAACTGTATCGTATCCGCATTGTTGAACTTGCTCGTTGGAATTCAAAAGTTTAAGGAGGAATTTTCTGGTAATATGGAACTGGATACAGATGATGTTACTTTGGCGGGGTCAATAATTATGAATAATAAATTCGAGGCTAAACATGTTAATCCAGATGAGCCTGATTCTGACGAGGAAATGGAGGGTGAGGAATCCGAACCATTTGTTGTTAGCCCATCTGGATCTTTCCCATCTGACCGGGATGAGGATCCGAATTTTGTAGATGAAGACGAAGAAAACTTTGATGTGTACACAGAAAATCCGTACTTTGCATTCAAATGGGGTGCAAAGGGAGATAAGAAACTAATTGGAGGTAAAGGAGGAAAACAAATTGGTTCTTCAGGTGATTTAGCAAAGGTGGAACAACAGTTGTTACTCTTGGGTGCATCAGAATCGAAGGAATTATCGATTGCTATTATGAAAACAGTACAGACTATTAAAAATTCTAACATGTCTGCAAAGGTGAAACAAAATCGGATAAACTTTTTTGCCACAATAAGATAAATGAGTTTCAGAATAAAGAAATGATATCTTAACACCATTAAGCTTTGATGTAAGTGATAATAGTTTTATTATAGCGGACATTCCAGTTGCACTTATCATTCACATGGTCTGATATTTAAACATATATAATAAATTAATAAAATGGAAATACATTTTATTACAATACAAGTATCAGCTCCAACATATTGGGGATTTCAGTACAAAGTACCGTTGGATTACGCAATTAGTGTAACTCCTGAATCTCTAGCAAAAGAAACACAAACTCATATGAAGAACTTTTTTGAGACACACAATCTACAAGAACTCAAGGATGGAGTTGATCTACTCAATCTTCATTTTCATCGAGCAATAACTCCTTCAGATACAGTGGTGTACTTGTGCGATCATACAGAAAAGAACCCGTAATCAGTATAAAGAAGAGGATAGAAATCTAAAATTGATATTTAAAAAATCATCCAAAGGAATTAAATAGAAAATGTCTTTGAGCCAAACTCTAACAAAAACGATTGATGAAGTTATTCAAACTTTTATCACAAGAGTTTCCAATAAGTATAATCTAGATAATGATGATTTGAAGAGTCTCTGGGAAGAAGACGTCGTAAAATCCAAGAAACCCAAGAAAGTCGTGACAACACCAGTAGACGATTCTCCTCCCAGGGAGATTGATCACGAAGTTTTACTCAAGTGCAATAAAGCAGAACTAGTTGCACTGTGCAAGGCACATGGTCATAAATGTTCGGGTACTAAGAGTATTCTTATGAATCGCTTGCTCGGAAAGGAGGAGGCAAGCACTCCCAAATCAAAACCAAAGAGTAAGAGTAAGAAAACTAAGGCAGCTCAGCAAGCAGCTGTTAAGGCTACGCCTGTAGCCAAGAAACTTACTGCGAAGATTCCTAACATCTTGATTAGGCGCAACCAGTATAACAACTATGAGCATCCAGAGACAGGACTTATATTTGACAACGATAGCAAGATCGTCATTGGCAAGCAAAATGAGGATGGTTCTGTTGATCCTCTCACGGAGGAAGATATTGATCAGTGCAACGCATTCAAGTTTAAGTTCAAGATTCCAATTGACCTTGATTCCAAGTCAACACTTGTCGATGTGAAGGTTGACGAGTTGTCTGAAGAAGATGAGGATGAGGATGAAGAGGAGTTGGAGATTGACGATGACGAGTTAGAGCTAGAGGAAGAACTTGTCGAGGAGGATCTACTTGACGATGATGATCTTTTGGGAGAAGATGAGGAGTTCGAAGATTATGAGAGTGATGATGAATAAACAGATAAATGTTTGTATTTTATACATGTTTTGTATAAAATAATATCTCTAAGTTATTCTTATATTCTTTACAACTCCAAATCCAATGCGTCAAGTCGCTGGGTCAAATCTTCAATCGACCATCCCTTGTAAAGACTCTTGACACCAGTCTTCTTTGCAATAGCCTTGAGAAGAGAAATACGACTAGCCTTCTTTGGTGTAGCAATAGGTTGTTCATCGACCTTTGGTGCTTCCTCCTTCATCTCGTGATGGAGATTGAGACGAGCAACCATACGGGAAATGTCACATGGCATCTGTGTCTTTCCAACCTTCACAGTTTCACATGGATCCATTCCATTGTCACCATAAGCCATTTGGTACACATTCCCTGTCGTGTCACGAACAGTTCCATCGTACTTGACCTGAATATCCTCACATACCTTGATAATACGACGCTGAATGTATCCAGACTTGGCTGTACCCATCGCAGTATCACAAATACCCTCACGCCCAGACATCGCATGGAAAAAGTACTCCTGTGGGTTCAGACCTTCGATGAAGGAATGACGAACGAATCCCCGAGATTCGTATTCATCCTCCTTATCCATCTTTCCGAACGGGTAGTGTGGCAGTGTGCGCTTGCCGTGATTCAGAGTCGGAGGAACTCGCTGTCCGAGCAAGTTCTGTTGTCCAAGAAGACCAGTCAACTGAGCAATGTTGAAGAAGTCTCCCTTACTCCCAGAATGTACAGTAGACAAGAGGTTGTTGTTTGTTGCCATCGAGTCCTTTGCAATCTTCATACCAACATCCTTGGCCTTGCTCAGAGCAGCTGTAATTCGCACCTCTCGAATACCAGGGTTATGAGTCGTCCGCTCAATTCCCTCAGCCTCGATGTAACACCGAGAAATCTTATCTTGAATCTTCATCACACTCTCTGGTGATGTGATCAGACAATCCTCAAGTCCAACGCTAAAACCGTTGACCAGTAGCCAGTTGTTCGTGATGAACTGGATGTTGCTTATAAACTCCGCGGCCACTTCAACTCCGTAATCCTTGTGGATAGTTTGAATTAGAGAGTTGTGAGAAGCTCCGAGGATACTCTTGTCTAAGGCACCCTCGTACAGAACACCACGGTAGATACGGACAACTGGTTCATCTGGATGAGCCCCGTTCTTCTTCTCATAGATAAAGTCCTCTGGAAGAAGAAGAGAGATTAGACCGCGCCCGTTGTAGACCTCAGGCTTCTTTCCCTTCATCTTGAGAATCTTCTTGATCATCTTTACTCGCTGTGGTGACCACAATGGCTGCCCATCCAGATCACCGCACAGAGAGATGTCGAAGAACTGTGACTTGGTGATCGGGAGGTTCTCCTTCGTCATCAAGAAGGAGGCGAGAAGAGAATCCTGTACAATTGCGATGTTCGGCTTGCTCGCCTGTGCTGAGATAATATTATGCTTGGTCGCAGAGAGACACTCCAACTCTGCGCGGGACTCAAGAGACTGTGGGACGTGAATGTTCCGAAATACCCATCCTTTCGGGTAGGGACTAGACTATACCTTAAGCCTTCATAGGGGTTGGCGCCCCTCAGACCGACATCCGTTGGTTCGAGATAGTGTGTTTGTGTTGGGTGGCTAATATGTATTTTTGTGTAAGTGTTAGTGATTTTGACATGTACTTCCTTGGTTTAGTGTTAGGGAATATGACAACAAACCCATCTGATTGTCGTTTTTTATCAGTAATGTAGTTGATGTACATTGGTAAATGATCGATGCATTGTTCTTCAAGAAGAGATTCTATCTTCTGTTTGTGATCACTTTTCATGTTTCTGTATCTACTACTACTCCCTATTTTTTCACGAGAAATGTTGTCAACAGTTTTTCCTTTGTGTTTTTCCCCAATTTTTTCCTTAGTAGCGTCTGTATGTGTTTTACCAGTACGTGTCCGTGACATTTTTTGTTTGGTTTCTAGCGAATGAAGTCGTCCGTTTCCCCCGCCAGTCATTAGATTGTAACCATTTGGAGAAAGAGTATTGTATGTGTGTATGTACGAGTTCTCTAGGTCGTTTAACTCGTGTATACCACATTCGATCAATACTGTAACATCGAACGAGTCTTGTCCGTATTTTCTGATGGCGTTCTCTAATAGACGACATTCGCATTTGTTGGTTTCAGCCTGATATAGATGTTTTTTCCATCTTTTATCAGTTCCCCATCTTCTTCCGTTAGATAGGTAACAAACTGCTTGACCAATGTATTTTTTGTTATCATATAAATTTCTCCTGAGTCTTCAAACATGTTTGTGATTTGTGTATGTGTGTATGAAAATTTTCAATTTATGTTTTTCTCGAACACGAGTCGTTGAACGCTCTCCATAGGCAAGCCATATAAGCCCTTAGGAGTTCGCTGCGGATTGCCCAATCCTTTGACGCTTTTACCATGCCCTAGGTCATTACCCCGGGTATTACAAACCGTTTCCAGAATGTAAGTGGTAGCCAAAGGCTCTAAGGACTTCCCCGCAATTGGGATGTCTTGCCTCATCTGAAAATCAGATAAGACTAGGCGATTATATCAAGGGGTAAATTACACTGTTTACCCTGAATGGTATTTTACCCAACCATCCAGGCAGTCGCCTGTTAGAGACTCAACACGACGTAATCAAACTGATTACTGGTCAATCTCGTCGCCGTCGAAATCGGCATTGAAAGTCTTGGTCGTGGCCAAGTTCATCCGGAACGTCTTTCCCGGAAGGATACGAGCTCTCTTGGCAAGCATAGAACCCTTGTGCAGAGTAGGCTGCCGGTTGAGTAGAATAATATCATTGTCTTGAATATGCCGATGAACTTCATCTCCTATATTCAGGTGAATGCGCTTCTTGCTCGGGTAGGTCAGGATAGAACTATAGGGGATCTTCTTCCCATTTCGCTCAATCTGATCACCAAACCGGATAAACACCTTTTCTCCCATCTGAAGACGCTCACCCTTGCGAATGATTACATCACCGGGCTGCAGGCTTGTGAGAATTTTCCCAGCCCTGCGAATATTGTCTCCCTTTTGCAGGACAACATTCCCATTTAGTACATTAATCTCGTTTTCTCCACGGATAATCACATCCCCGTAGAGAAGCTCGGTGCCCTTGCGGAACATTGCATACTTGAGATTTATCCGAGTATCACCACCATTCTTCATTACAAAGTTGGCGTGCCCATTGTTGACCAATTCCGTGAGATAATCTTTGTTGAACGAAGTTACCCGGACAGGGACAGTAAGTTCTTCTGCCACCTGTCGAGGAAGACCCATCTCACCAAACCGCAGCCTTGGATCTGGACCAATAACGGTACGACCAGAGAATTCAACACGCTTACCCATGAGGTTGTTACGAATCTGACCCTCTTTACCAGTCATCCGTTCCTTCAAACCCTTGATGGGACGCCCGTTTGTCGGGTGCTTGGCCTTGCCCTGACTGTTGTTGAAGAAAGTTAATACCCGAAACTTGAGACTCTGAAGAGCCTTTTGCCTCTTGGTTTCCTTCTTCTCATCGGGAATCTCATCGTCGTCTGGCTTGAGAATGTTATTCGCCTTGATAATCTCTAGAAGCTGATTGGTCAAATCATCGTCGCAGATATTACCATCTGCGAGGACGAACGGTCGAGCACAAGGAGGAATAACTGGGAAGACAGACATGATAAAGTTTCGCGGATGAATTCGCTCTGGTGCAAACCCGCAAAGGATCACGTCCTCGTCGATAATAGCATCCAACGACTTCTTGATTTCGTCGACAGACAGTGCGATGCTTATCTTTGCTTCCTTCTTCTTGGGTACCTGCTTTTTCTTTGTGGGACCATCCGATTCAGATTCTTCAGCAGCGCTCACCTCTGCAACAACCTTCTCCTTGTACACCATCGCGATTGTATTGTCAGCGATTGAGTACGTAATCTTTGGCTGAGGATGACTGCAATGACAGCAAATGTCAACCTTTTCCAGCTTTTCCATAATCTTCTTGAAACGCCTCTCGTGCTTGTATCGCATCAATCCACACACGGCAACCTGATCCTCTGTGATCAGGAGACGGTTGCACTGAATACAAAAACAGCGCAAAAACGCGACAACCTGCTTGTAAAAAAGAGGGTGAATAATATACTCATTGAATTCGATATGACCGAAATGACCGGGACAATCCTTTGGACTAGCATCGCATGTGACACATGGAATGTTGTTATCCATGTCTCCACCCATGCGGGGGTCATATACTGATCCTGGTCCTGTCAGTTTGGTTGTCTCAACCTTGCAGACAGACATGTCTACAATCTCCTTTGGGGAGAAGATACCGAAAATAATCTCTTGAATTTCTTTGATGTCATCCATAGTGGTTCTGCTACTTTTACATATTTTTGTTTCTAAATTTCATTTTTTCATTTACCAAACATAATCTCCGTTATAATATGTTGCATATTATAACAAATTGTATGACTTACATAGGAGGAAGATTCTTTCCGTCCTCGTCATAGTCAATGAGATCATCCTCGTTTAAAATAATCGCATCCCCATCCTCGATATCATCTTGAAGTGTTCGGATTCTGTAACCTTTCCACTTCTTACCCGTTTCTGGCTCATCCCAGACCCTGCTAAAGTATTCCTCAACCTCGTTCTTGATTGGGAGATTATGATGAGGAAGACTATCACGGAACCACTCCTTGAACTGCGTATACAATTCTGTAAGCGATAACTTCTTGTCGGCGTCCTCTGCAATACACTCCTCGATGAACTGACGGTAGATGTCGTTCTCCTTTCTGTACACAGCAGTTGCGATACGAACCTTCTCTGGTTCAACTCGATCCTTAAGAGTTTGGCGATGCTTAAGCAGAAGCCAAGCAAATGCCTGAACCATATCGGGAATCTTGCGACCAAAATCCTTGTCCATCGGGAATCTCTTCTGACGAAGCTGTTCCTCGTATGTATCAGGGGCGGGATCGTCTGGGCGACAGAAAGTTGATTCGAATGGAATGACACGAATACGATTCCATACAGCCTTGTCGCTGTATTTGAGCTTGGGGAGCTTGTTACAGATAAAGAATAGTTTGAACATCGGAATGATCTCACGTCCCTCCTTACCTTTCTCAAACAGATCACGAGCATAGTAAGAATCGTTACCGGAAAGATTCTTCAAAATACCGATGTTAATCATCTCGTCACTGTTAGGCTCCTCCAGTGTTGCCAACCGAACACCACCGCCTGCGCGAGCTAACTCGGGATTGGCAGATCCAGATTGTACTTTCTTTCCTGTGATAACTGTGGTATTGAACTTGATTGCCAAATGACCAAGCATTTTCTCGAACAGTGTCTGAATCACAGACTTGGAGTTATCTCCTTCTCCCAAAAGAAAATAAACATGCTTTTGGTGATTACCTCCAAAGAAAATATCAGAAGCAATATCTGTAAAGTATGCGCGAACGGACTTATCCGGAAATACTTTCTCTAAATAATCGTGCACATCATGAACTCTCTCGTCATCATCATCCATCTCAATGTAATCGATTGGAGATGTCTTGGAGATAAAGTCTTCTGGACGACCAGGACGGAAGATATTGGTTACCAAATCGTAAACACCATTTTTAAATGGAAACAATGCTGGATTTGTATCAAGCTTCTCACGAAACCTCTTGTCATAAAAAACCTCCATACACTCCTTCATGACGTTGTTCTTGTACGGAGCGGACTTTAGATTACCCATCATCTTCTGTACCTGCTTCAAACGAGCATTGTACATCGCTTCTTCTCCTTTGTCTGTGCAAGCAGCAAGTTGTGTAAGAATTTCCTTGCCAATTGCCGTATACCGGTCAACAATCTCCCCCGAGATCTTCTTCCTCAAAAATACACCGTCTTCGATCTGTTCCCATTTGTGACCAACGAACTGGAACCAAACCTTACTTGCAATGCTGGCACAGACGAACTCATTGCCATATTCTGCGAACAGAACCTTGGCAATGTCGTTGTGAGAACCGTTCAACGACTCGTGGATATATTTAGTCGACTGCTCTTTCTTAAACTCTCTATATCTTTCTGGACTGTCAACACTCGCATAGTATCGAAGAGTACCCAATGTAAGATCCTTTCGTGTCATTCTTTCCCACTGATAGATACAAACAGCCTCGTCATAAGACTCTTCACATCTAGCTGAAAACTCACACCATAGATCCAAAGCTTCTGGACATCCTTCTCCAATATTATACAAAATCCATCCAATTGTCATCCACTCATTCCGATCCTCTGAACGAAACATAGACAACATTGGAAGTAATTCCTTTGCAATAGCCAACTCATGTGCAACAGATGTTTTCTTATATTCTTTTGTACTTTTCTTCTTTTCTTGGAGCTGTTCTTTCAATGGTGAAATCAAACCATGTTTAACCTCAGAAACATCTCTTCCATACGGAATAATACTCAAAATCCTAGGCAAGTACTCTTCAACCTTACCCTTGATTTTAATCTTATGTTCCTTCATATCAAACAACGGATATCTCTTGAATGCCTCTTCAAGATCAATAACACCACCTTCTGCATTAAATACTTTTGATACTCTATAAGGTTCCATTCCCTGTTCCTTTCGAGAACCATAAAGGAGCCATGGAACCTTACAACAAGACTTGTCAATCGCAAGACCAGAGTCTTCGAATCCCAAATCCTCAAAGGTTTTTAGTCCCCGTAACATTTCCTGAACTCGAGGAATAAGATGAACCTCCTGATCAACTTTATTCAAGAAACAATACGGAAAGTGAATATGGAAACCATGCTTGGCGTAAGAAATTCCATTTTTCAATTGTCTATAAAGAGGTTTTTCCAACAGAACACACGTTAACTGTTGATCTGTACAACCTTCAACAATTTTACGTAAAACTGATTGGTAAACTTCTATTACTTCTTTAACATGTTTCTCAGTATGAAGTTCATCTTCAACTTCCATATCCTCAGTTTCACGTATTTTGATATCAATATCTCCCAATACCGGTAAATAATGTTGTGGTTTTTCGGCAACGCCTGTAATGGTATCTGGATTCTCGTGAATAGTCTGTCCATACACTTTCCAAAATTCCTCTAAATCCTCTCTGTTAAACTGGTATTTCCCTTTTGTCTGTCCCATAGAAACATGTGTGTGGAAAACACCTTTAACCTTATGATCACGAAGTATTTGCTGAATTGATAGATCCATTTTGTCTTACTATCTATTATTATTATTATAAAATCATTTTTAAATTTCCATTAAAACCCAAAAACTCCCCATATCTCCTCTATTTCACCCCCATAACTTTTATCGTTTCTTAACCTCTATACAACTTACTTATCAGACGATTGATATTTTGGTTTTTGGAAACATTACAATTTTAGTAATGTTGTTTTAAAAGTAACTTTTATATAATAAATGAGTAAATGTATTTTTTGTGACTCTAGTTTTTCAACAAGTAGAGCATTAAAGAACCATCAAAAAACAGCAAAATACTGTTTAGAAAAAAGAAAAATAGAGACATCACAGTTTATGTGCAATCAATGTAATAAGGAAATGAGTACAAAACATAGATTATCAACACATCATCAAACATGTATTCCTCATCGGGAATATATAATCGAACAAAAATATGAAAAACAAATTAAAGATCTTATGGATCAGATACAACAAAAAGATAGTCAAATTTGTAAGTTACAAGATAAAATAGAAAACATTGCAATAAATGCTGTAACAAGACCTTTCGAAAAGGAAACAACGATTGAAATAGATGATACCCTATCTGAATCACAATTTACTGTATACGACTCTGATACAGATGATGAACACAAACTTACTCCTTTAGAAGTTGACAAGGGTTATTCTATTGAACACAGAGAAGAAGACGGGTATATTAACGTGACCAATCTATGCAAAGCCGGTGGAAAGCAATTCAAAGCTTGGAAAAGAATTCAAAGAACTAAAGCCTTTCTAGAGGTTCTTTCAAAGGAGGTGAATATATTCACCAGCAATTTAATTAAGGTGGAACAAACTTCAAATGTAAATAAAACTACTTGGGTACATCCACAAGTAGCAATTAACATAGCTCAGTGGATATCACCACAGTTCGATGTTAAGGTATCTGGATGGGTTTACGAAATTATGATGACAGGTAAAGTTGACATAACTAATACTAAATCTTACAAGGAATTACAAGAACAAAATAAAATACAGGACATAAAAATACAGTATCTTACTAAAAAATATGTCAAAGCACAACCGCGTGTACAATACGAAGAAAAAAATGTTGTATATATTCTTACAACCAAACGAATGAAGAAAGACCGCGTTTATATATTGGGCAAAGCAACTAACCTAACTAATCGCCTATCTACATACAATAAATCTGATGAACATCAAGTAGTTTACTATCAATCATGTGGAGACGAAGAAACAATGGGATGCGTTGAGAATATGGTATTTCAGTATCTTAAAAAGTACAGAGAACAAGCAAACAGGGAAAGATTTATTCTTCCGAAAAATATGAAGATTGGATATTTTTCGGATTGCATAAAGAAATCTGTAGAATTTTTTAAGAAATAAATTATATAAACTAATTTATTTCTTAAAAGTATGTACAAAATCCGGAGGAGATGTTGGAGTTGGTACCTATTTTCTCAAAATCTGGGGGTATATAAAAATAGTAAACACACAAAAATTGTGTAGCGTTCCGAAAGTATTTTTTGAACCTGTATCAGTATAAAACGGTTTGGAATGATTTGGAACGTTTTGGAATGATTTGGATTTTTTCCAAAACACATTTAAAGAAATAGGATTCTTCTTAAAAATGAAATGCGAACATTGTAATAACACATTCAAAAATAACAGTATATTAAGACATCATCAGAAAACAGCCAAATACTGTTTATCTATACAAAAAAAGAAAGGTGTATCTGTATCATCTTTATATAACTGTCAATATTGTAATCGATCCATGTCTCAGAAAATAGATCTAGATAGACATTATTTATCATGTAAGAAAAAAACGGAATATGGAATTAGAAACGAATATGAAGAAAAAGTATCAATTTTAACAGAAAAACTTACAGAAAAAGATGAAATAATTAACGAACTTAAATTACACATCGAAAAATTACAGGATAAATTAGAAAACATAGCAATACATGCTGTTAAAAGGTCTACAGTAACTAATAATGTGAGTAACAAGACACAGATAAACAATATAATCCAAAAGATGGATCCTGTTACGCAAAAACACCTCATTGATCATGCACCAAATCTTACAATAGAACATGTTCAAAAGGGAGCTTCTGGGTACGCAGAATATGCTCTAGAATATCCTCTAAAAGATAGGGTAGTATGTGTTGATTACGCAAGGAGAAAGATAAAGTTTAAGGATCAAGAGGGTAATGTCATAACTGACCCAGAAATGGCGAAATTAGCTCCGATGTTTTTTGAAAATATTAAGAAGAAAAGCAGTGAATTGGTATATGGATTAAACAATCAGGAAATGGACTCATCAATGTTTGAACAGGTAGCAAAATTGTTTAACACAAATGCCGATGTTAAAAATTGCTCTGAAGGTATAAAAAGTGAGTTTTTCCATGATTTTGTAAAGCATGTATGTTCCGGAAGTGTAGTTGAATAAATCTGAGTATTTTATGATAAATTGTATCATAAAATTTTTTTTCCTTCGTTATTTTCTACTAGATTAAGTGTTTGAACTTTAGATATTTTTGCAGAGGAAGGTGTTGTTTGATAATTATTTGAACAAGAGTTGAGGTAATATTCTGCTCCATGTCCATGATAATATAATACTTTTGGTTTACTTTTCAAGCAACCCATCCTTCTTAACTAATAATAAGAAAAACATATTTTTTCATGAAGCGTGGTTGAATAGAACTAAGTATTTTGATTTAAAACTTGCATAGTTATAAATAAAACATGACAGACATTACAAATGAAAATAATGAAACTCCCGTAAATACGGATGATGTAGTAAATGAAAAAACATATGCTAATACATTTGCTGATTGCGTACAAACAACACCCGTGTCTGTTCCTACACCTGCAAATGATGATATTGACTCTGACTCTGACTCTGACTCTGACTCTGACTCTGACTGTGACGAAAACACCGATACACAGCTTTCTCAGCTACTAGAACCGATGTCTTTCACAGAAAATTCTGGTCTATATGTTGTAACGATTGATGGTATTCCCAAATTTTATGTAAAGGATAAGGCAACAGCATCAGAGAAAATGTGGGAAGTTACTCGTCGTCTTTCTGCTACCCGGTTTTTCTCTGGCTATCGAACTAATTTTCTCAAGATTAAGGAAAACGAAATTCATATTCTAGGTAGTTACAGATTCTTTTTGATTGCTTATGATACTATTCTCCACCGTGTTAGCTATTCTAAAATTGAAGAATGTGTATAAATAATATACCCAATTTTAATGATTTTTTCATTAAAATTGGGTATATTACTAACTAACTAATTTAATTAGTTATTATTATTTTCAATTGTATTTGATCATTAAACCCTCCATATGTTATAACTCCTTTGTCGCATTATAAGAAAAAAGCAATACGTTGACTGGAATCTGTACATTTCCAAACAGTGTTCAACTATATTGACCAACTTACATCAGTGTAAGCACTTGTTTCCCCATAAACAGTTGTTATAGTAGATAATATATATATCATTACCGTTTGGTAACCTGTACTCCTGTAGGACCTTGTTCACCCTGTACTCCTGTAGGACCTGTAAATCCTGTAGGACCTTGTTCACCCTGTACCAATTTCTACAAAATAATATTGACACTCTTCCGGGAGACCTCCTGCGCACTTTTTATTTTTACCTACAGTAGTTGGCAGTGGATCTAATACTAGCCCAGGTTTATTTGTTGCTGTAGAAGTAGGTGCTTGTGCCCAACAGTTACCACATAGTCCTTGATTTTGTACGGGGGATAGTTCTATTTGATTTCTCCAATCAAATTCTTCAGGTAATGTTTCTATATCTCTCAAGACAAGATTCTTCATTTTATATGACAACAAACCTTCTGTTGTAGGAGAAGCAGTTGCTATACAGATTGTATAGTTTGGAACTAATTGGAAACTTGAATCTGGTTGAGTTAACATATGTATTATTTTTTCTTCTTCCGTTGACATATTTTATTTGAATCAATAAAATATGATTAATAAGATTTCTATAATAATTTGTTTTATGACATTATATACGTGACGATGTAGAAATACTGTAGGACAACCTCGAACACACCATCGGCACCAACCAGCGTCGGCGAGTAGGTACAGTGGTAATGCATACTGTTGCGGTGTATGACGGACCTACCAACATAAGTACCTAACGTGTGTCCGTAGTCAATGGTGTGTGCCCGCAGTGTGCTCTTAGAGAACCGGAATTTTTGAACTTGGATGCATTAATGCAATTTATAATTACGTACATACGATTTACATTTGATTGTGCATTTACTTTTTTTTTTATGTTGAATTCCGAGGATTTTCTGTACGTTCTAAATGTCAGCTAGTTAAGTGAGAATTCTACTATTTTGATAGAGTGGTAGCCATGAAAATCACCTGCCCTCTTTTTTGTTACGTGGAAAACAAAATACTTCCACGTCTGTTCCTCTACATCAAACTGGTTAGACACTTTTTCAAGTACCGCTGAACTTTTAGAGTGTATTTCTGTGTAGTTCTCACCGTTGTTCGATCCATACAACTTCCAATCGGTAGGAGTATACACACCTACTTGAACGTTTAGAGTATAACTTGTAATGGTTTTGGCTTCGTTCAATTGAATCTTCAACCAAGACCCTGCAATTTTTGGTGAGCCGTTACCGGGATCAAACAATTCTCCGTGTGTAGAATGAGGATAGCCGGTGGTATCATCGTACGAATATTGTTTCGGCCACCAAGCTGTGTTGTTTGATCCATCAAATGCATGGTACGCTTCCTCACCTACTTCGTATTTTGATGAAGCACTGACGACGAAATTAGTGTCGCTGTTGTTATCTTTGAGTATAGGTGTGACGACTGGCACGGCTTTCTGGATGGTCACATCACTGCTTAATGCTTTGGACTGGTTTTTCGTGACGGCGTGCTTGAACAGTGTGCCCTCTTTCTTCACTTTCACAGACGACACCGACGAGTTCTGTAGGGTGGTACCTGCCGAACTCACTTTCAAGTTCTCGGGGCTCTGGATGAAGTCTGTGCCTATTGTCCATACACTGCCACTGACATCGAGGTCGATCTCGTATTCTTCATTGCTGTTGGAGGCGTCCTCGATTTTGAGGGTACTTGATCCCAGGTCAGCAAGAGTGAGTTCGTACTTTGTATCAAAGTCGATTCGCATATACCATTTGCCAGCAGTTTCAACAAGTTTGTAGGTGACCACAAACTCCTCGGCTGTACCTAACTTCTGGTACCAGGTGAAGTCGGCGACGTTGGTCGGGGCGGCTTGGTCCGGGTTGGGCCACAGTTTGTTGACGTTCCCAGTGACGTCCGCCACCTGCTTCGGGAAGAAGAGGTAGTCTCCGGTCCCGAACCCGGTCGTGCTGGAGCCGGAGGTGGGCTTGATGTTGTACAATAGCTTGTCGCTGTTGGCGGTGGGTTCGGTAACCGTGAAGCCTTGGTTGTGGAGAGCAACCGTGTTGTGGTTGACGATTTCGTTGAAAGTCATGCGCACTTCGTACGTTTTGTCCGTGGCGCCGAATAGGGCCGTCCAGTCTTGTGGGGAATCGGGTACGTTCAAACGGAACTGCTTCCAATCTTTTTCATCTGTTGAGGTAGCGAGTCTGATCTCGATTTTTTGGATTTCCGGGTTGACGGTGTCTGTGGTCAGATTCTCGATGGACGCCGTGGTGAGCGTCTTGGTATGGTCTACTGCGCGGTAGCTCACGATGTGGTCGGGGACCTTTACCGGTTTGGTCTTTACCGCCTGGGTGTACCTGAGCCGAGTGTACTGGTTTTTGCGGACGACTTCTGCGTGCACGAGCTCCCCGGTTTTGGCACGCAGGTACCCGGCGTACGTCACGCTCTCGATGTCTGTTGTGGTATTGCTGTACGCGTTCATGGCAGCCGTGTGCATGAAAGCTTCCGTCTCCAGCACGTTCTCTTGTGTACTGCCCTCGTCGAGCACGTAGTCTGTCTCGAAGCCGGGCACGAAGATGCTCACGATGTCTTTTACTTTGGTGACGGACGCTTTGGAGCTGGCGTTTTCCACGGTGAAATTGATGGTACCGGTCGCTTGGGCTTTTATGGAGAAACCACCGCTGCCCAACGCGGGCGTGCCATTCTCGAACTCCTGGTAAAGAGCTAGGGAATCACCTGTAGCACCGGTAGGACCTTTCGCGCCCTGTGCCCCTGTGTCCCCTTGATCTCCTTTGGTCCCCGTATGGCCCGTGTGGCCCATCGTCCCCGCGGGCCCATCTTTCCCTTTGTTTCCATCTTTCCCTGATGGTCCTATAGGACCTTGTTCACCCTGTACTCCTGTAAATCCTGTAGGACCTTGTTTACCCTGTACTCCTGTAAATCCTGTAAATCCTGTAGGACCTTGTTTACCCTGTATTCCTGTAAATCCTGTAGGACCTTGTTTACCCTGTATTCCTGTAAATCCTGTAGGTCCTTGTTTACCCTGTATTCCTGTAAAT